TCAACAAAGGGCATCAAAGAAACGACAAGTAGCAATCAAAAATACATCTATGGTGGTGTATATCATGATGTTGTTATAAGTAATGTCGCAGCTGGACTTAGTAGTCAAAAACAAACTCCTTATGTAGTTATTGAAATGTATACAGCAGAGGGAGGAAAAGAGTCAGCAAAAGAATTTCAATTCTATTTCTCTGAAAATGCAGCAGAAAAATCAATGGTGAAGATACAACATATATTTACTAAAATTGGTAAATTAGAAGATTTTGAGAATATTGTTGCAAATGATACTGTATCATTTGCAGCTGCAATTAAGCCATTAATTATTAATGGACATCTTAGAATGAAATTTACTGCTGAACAATATGAGAATACAGCAGGAGAGGTTAAAGATGTAGCTCGTATTGGATTACCTCCATTTGCAGAAGCAATTGCACCAGGGTCATCTAATGAGGTGGTAGCTGATGCTGACACTGCGTTAGTATATGATAAAAACAATCAATGGGATTATAAAAAATTAGCTGTTAATCCAGATATTAATAGTTCAAATAATGACGCTCCATTTTAAGATGTTTTAGTTTAATTAGTGTTTTAAGGGCTTGTAGTATTTACTACTTGCCCTTTTTTATTTAAAAATCATTAAAATTTAAAAAATATGTCATTATTTAATACTATAGGACTAAAAGAAGAAGTTTTAATAAAAGAAAATATACTTAAATATATATCTGAATATGATGTTTATAATTATTATTTGCCTGGTATTAAAATAGGAAAAGTATATAAATCTCCTTTTAGATCTGATAAACAAGCTTCATTTGGCATTTTTATTGGTTTTGATGGAGAGCTTGCTTTTAATGATTATAGACTAGGTGGTGGAGACTTTATTAAATTTGTGACTTGGATAGAGCAATGTAGTTATATTGATGCATTAAATCATATTAATAATATTTTTGATTTAAAATTTCTTCCTAGAGGAGGAGTAAATAGAATATATATAAAACCTGCATTAATAAGTAAATACAAACCTAAAGCTAAACACAAACCTAAAATTTATATTAAATCTAGAGAATGGAATAGTATTGATGCTGAATATTGGTATCCTTTAATTGAAAGTGATGTAAAACCTGCCAATCCAATTAAATACTTTTGGATTGATAAGCAATTATTTGGAACAGCACCTTTAGCATATTCTTATAAATATGGGAAAAATGTTTATAAAATATACCAGCCCACTAAAGATAGAAAAGAAGGTAAATGGTGGTCTAATATTTCTGCTAGCACTCCTTGGTTCGGACATAATAATCTACCCGATACAGGTGATTATTTATTTGTAGCATCATCTAATAAAGATGCACTGGTCTTAATAGCCTTGGGTTATAATGCTATTGCTCCCCATAGTGAGTCACAAACATTTACCCCTGAACAACATGCGGAATATAGCTTTAGATTTAAAAACATTGTTGTGTTTTTTGATAATGATACAACAGGTATTTTAAAAGCATATAGATTTAATGATTTATATGGTACAACTTCTTTGTTTCTTGAAGAAAAAGATACTAAAGATCCATTCGAGTTTATTAAAAAATATACATTATTAGATTTACGAGATTATATAGAACAAGAATTAAAAATAGAAGAGAAGAGAAAAATTTTATAAAATATACAATTAATTAAAAAAATAATAAAATGAAAAATTTAGATGAAAAAGTTAAAAATTATTTAGAATTGAGATTCGAAAAAGTAAGACACACAGATAAAGGATTTAGAATTAATATTAACGAACTCAATAAAAGAGATCTTAATATTTTAACAGAAATAGAGTGCAATAATGAAATTTTAATAAAAAGATCTGGCACAGGATTAGTTATAATTATAGAATAATTTAATTAAAAAAACAAAAATAATTAAAAGGTAATTATTCAAAATAAATAATAACTTTAATAATAAAATTATGACAGACAAAAAGAAACCTAAAAGAAAAGTTCTTTCTAAAAGAACACAAGCGGTAAATAAAGCTGCAAAAAAAACTGCTAAACTAATTAAAAAAGGCAAAGGGGGTTCAGCAAATGCATCAGGTGTAGGTAAAATATCTATAATGTCTAAAGTAGGACCTTCTAGCTTAACAGGAAGTAGGCAACCAGCTAATAGTCCTAAATTCACAGGAAATTCACCTGGTAGCGGAGGCAATCTTGTTAAAAAGAAAGTGAGAAAAAAAAAGTAATGGATAAAATAATAAAAACAATATCAATTACTTGGAATATTACAGATGTTATTGAGAAAGCTAAGGAATTAGGATTTAATTTAACAAATAAACAAGCATCTGAAATATTACAAATTATAAAAAATAAACATGATTGTAATGAAGGTATTAATTGGATAGTGATACAAACTCATATTGAAATGTATATGAATAAATTAAATAAATAATTAGTATATTTTGAACTCAATTGTGATTAATAGTTGAAAATTGTCTCAAATATTTACTATATTTGAGACAATTTTTTTTTAATAAAAAAATATGAAAGATAGAAACATCCAACATAAAGACGATTGGGCGACACCAGCATATTTTTATGATGAATTAAACAAAGAGTTTGATTTTAACTTTGATCCTTGCCCGTATCTGCACGATTTTAGTAAATGGAACGGACTTGAAATTGAATGGAAGGAGCGAAATTTTATTAACCCACCTTATAGCAGAAAACTGAAAGCCGCATTTGTAATTAAGGCAATAGAAGAAAGTAAAAAAGGTAAATTATGTGTAATGCTTTTGCCTGTGAGTACAAGCACTCAATTATTCCACAAACACATATTGCCGAATGCAAAAGAAATACGATTTATAGAAAAAAGAATAAAATTTTGCGGTGTAAATACAAAAGGAGAATATGTTACAGGCAAATCAGGCATGCACGATAGTATGTTGGTGGTGTTTGATGGACGCACTTAGCATTTTTTATTGTGCACAACGAATAGCATAAGCGTAGTGCGACTTTAGAAACGAAATTTCAAAATAATAACAGAACTAATAATTAAAGATTATGGATAACGAAATTAAAATTGAAGCAAAAGAATTAGTGAATAAAATATACCAACCTCTTGGATCTTTAGATTGTAAAGTAAATAGTGATACAATGTGGGAATATGCACAAGGCAGAACGATTGAAATTGTGGAACATTTTATTGCGAAAATGCCAGAGGGTTCTGCAAATTGGTTGCATCATAGAAAGTTGATAGACGCTATTAATAATCTTTAATTATGGCATTTGAAACACTAAACTTGATTTTAAGCACTGTATTAAGCATTACGCTTATGCAGTGTTGTAAAATCGTTTTAATGTTTTACAACGATTTGTATATGTGGTGTTGCGTGATTTAGCACCGAACTATTAAGAAATACTTAAACGTTCAAATTAAGCACGAAAATTAATAAATAAACAATAACCAAGCAATAACATATATACCGTGTTATATGCTTTTAAAAATAACAAAATGTTAAGAAAATTATTTAATAAAATAATACCCGTATCTGATGGAATTAAAAAATTAGGACAGCAAATGATTGACAATCCTTTAGACTGGGTTCAAGGGCAATATGAGTTTGTAAATCGCAAAAATAGGGATGTTGCAATATGGACTTGCAATGGAATTAATTCGATTAAAATATTTGGATTTGATGGATTAACTAAAAGCGAAAAAATATATATAAACAACTGTATAAAGATGGCAATTGCAAATAGATTAGTTCAGTCTCTATAATTGCATATAACGATTTTAATAAGAATAGTAGCCGAAAATGAAACGCAAAACTTATAAAATTGAACAGAATTATAAACATAGATAATAGCTTAAATAAACAGCTTAACTCGGCTATTATTTTTATTTTTTGTTAGGCACTTTAATTTATGGATAATAGAAAATGGCTCAAAAGAAAATACCCAAAAACATTTAATGAGATAAATAATTTTCTTGATAATGAAACTTTGATATTTGTTAAAAAAGGAAAATATAAAATAGGTATGATAACAGAAGATATTATACAAGAGGATATTATATATTTAAAAGGAACTTTATGTTATTTTAAACGAAGTAATCCTATAAATAGTTATAATTATCCGTTGCATACAATTTCTGTAAAAGATATACATAATGTAACGCTTAGTAATTATCATAATTTTTGGGTAACACCCAATAATGTAATTGAAATTTTTGAATGATATTGTGCCTAACGTTGAATCTATGTGTAGTACAGCCATACATATAGTTTCATCGTTTAATAAAAATGTTAATTGGCTGTATTACATATAGATAGTGTTATGTGGCGTTTTATTTATGGAACAAAGAAATATTAATAATGTTATTTGGTTTTATTACGACAGTGTAATGGAATTTTTGCAAGATTTAATAGAATATGAATGCGAAATATTTAGAGATGAATATGGTCGTAGGTGGCAATATAAGAAGTACAAATTTTATTTTGCTGATATAAATGAAGAATTAACGGAAGGACTTTCGTGTTTGCACTTGTTTAAATCAGGAATTACAAATGCCACCTAACAACAGGATAACAGCAATTGCGTATATATTATAAACGAATATTAATTTTACTAACATTAGGTAATATTAATTATTTGTTGTTACTTTGAATTAACAAAAAAAAGAGAGCAATTATGATAAATAGAACTATTGAAATTGAAGATTTAGACAAAGAGCTGTCTATTACAGTAAAAATTAACTTTTCGGGAGACTGGGAAGAACATTTTGAACATGAAGGAAAAATTGAATATCAGCCAAAATTTAATGAAATACTTAGGGTTGTTGATATTAGTGATAACCCGAAGCATAGTCATAGCATTTTGGAAATTGCCGATGAGCATTACGAAATTGCCAATAAATATTTAGAAAATCACGATGTGATGGAGGAGCTAAACCACTAAATTATGAAAAATATAATAATTTTAATGATTATTGCAGCAACATTAAGCTGCTCTAAAAAAGAAGAAATTAATTGCAAGTGTGATTTTATTTCTTATGAAAGAGAAAATAGGGACTCGGAGTAGGTTGAGAAAAGCAGAATAAGCAGAATAACAGAGTGCGGTAAGCCACCATTCTTTATTATTAGCAACACAGAATTATCTAAAGATGTAATTTCTTGCAATTAGTTATGGAAAAGTCAGAAAATAAATTAAAAGAGCAACAACTTAGGGCAGAAATTAGAATTATGCTATCAAAGTATATAGACAACTCACCGTCAATATCTTTAATAGAAAATAAGATAAGAGACCTTGAGCTGCTTGTTTTTAATCGTGCTTATAAACAAGTATCACAACGATTTGTATATGATTTTGTAGGCATTACGAGCCACTAATTTTTTGAATTACCTACATATTTGAAACGAGAAAATAAATTTGAATTATTAACCAAATCGCCTATAAATTATATACTTTGTTATATATCTGGGCGGTTTTAAAGACTAAATTATGATAGAAGAGTTAGAGAAAACAACAGACTACGCTAAGAAGTACAGAGGTGTAGCACAGCAATCACTTGAAAGAAACAATTATATGAACCAAATAGAAGATGGGGAGCAAATACAGCAAAGGATTATAGATGCTGTGCTGGTTGACTTTATAAACTACATTGGAATGATGCACGGAATTGATTATGGAATTTATACAAAAGACTTAATGTAGCCTTGCATATAACTATTGCTATATGAATAGTGCGGATAAAATACACGAAACTTTGAATTAAACACAAACCTAATAATTAAAATTATGTACTTAATAAAAATAAAAACTCATAACAATCACGGATGCTGGTTAAGGTCTTTTTACGATGGCGACCCTGATAGAACATTGATAAGAGAAAGTGCTTTGAAGTTTGCAAAGAAAAAGATGGCAGAAGGTAAAGTAAAAATGCTTAACCAACTACACCCTAATAGAAGTTTTGAATTAGAGAAATTTTAATTATGACATTTGAAACACTAAACGTTAATTACAGCACGAAACCAAGCATTATTTATATAGCGTGTTGTAAAATCGTTTTAATGTTTTACAACGGTTGGTATATGTGTTGTACGCCAATCACTTAACTTAAATTTTAGTACGACACTTAATAGGCGTATAACATATATACCTTGTTGTGTGTAGTACGGGTAAATAAAGAAGAAATTATGAAGAAATATTTTAGAAAAGACAAACCAAATAAAGACCAAATAATTGGGTTTAAATCGAAAAAAGGATTTTATCCTGAGATTGGTGTATTCCAAACATTTGATAATGGCATTGAAGAAGTTTATATACCTGCAAATGATGATGTAGAGAAGTTATTAGAAATTGAATATTGGTTTGAAGTACCTAAAAAGTAGTATTACGCACAACGAGTTACTTGTATGAGTAGTAGCCGTAAATAAGCACAGAATTGAGTAGATACAAAATAAATTAATAACAAGGTAATAGTTTATAAATACAGCCTAACACGGCTATTACTTATACAAATTGTTAGGCAACGTTATTATGAGTGAAAGTAAATTAAGAATATTCGGTGGAAAAGATGATGTTAGTTTTTGGAGTGATAAGCCTATGCGAAGAGGTAATCCAAACTTTAAAGAGAAATGGTATCATATACATTGGTATAATATTCTGTATCATCCAAAACATAAATCGACTGATGGTTCTATTGTAGAAGAAATGACAAATATAAATCTATATAAATGTAGATGTGGTAAATGTAAGCAGTAGGCTAATGTTGCCTAACGGTTTGGCTATGTGTAGTGCCGACCTTGATAAATAACTACACTAACTTAAAACACTGAAACAATGGATAAAGAACATATTAAACAAGAAGAAAACAAGGCATTACATATAGGTGTTGTTGTGTGTGGTTCTTGCGGTAAAGACATAAAGCCCGAAGATGATAAGCATTGTTTTTGGGATGAAGATATTGAAGATGGTATAAAGCCCGAATGTTTAGATTGTCATTTGGACAGAGAATCTATTATTAGAGACTTTGGTTTTTGAATTACACACAACGTTACCGTGTATGGTTTCGTTGCGTGTAAATAAGAAAAAACATTGATTAAACAATAAATAAAATAAATACTAACAAGCCTTTGGAATAGCAGTTAGAAGCAATGAATTATACACATTGTTACCTACTGTACGAGTAAAAAGGCACAAACTTTAATAAAAAACAGAAATTATGGGAATGTACACGGAACTAATATTTGGTGCTGATTTAAAACAAGACACACCAAAAAACGTAATTGAAGCCTTAAAATATATGATAGGCGATACAGAAGAAAAGCCTAATGACTTTCCTTTACCTGATGGTAGATGTGAATGGTTATTTAATAGTGCTAGTTATTACTTTGGTGTAAATAGACCAGTAAATAAAATGTGGTTTGATCATATTGATAATAATTGGGTTTTAAGCACCCGAAGCAATATAAAAAACTATGAAGGCGAAATTGAGGCTTTTTTGGAATGGATAAAACCATACATTGATGGTGGTAGTGGTTATCGTGATATGTATGCAATAGTTACTTATGAAGAAGCAGAAGTGCCAAATATTTATTACTTGCGCGAAGATTAGTATTGTAGGTAACGGTTTGTGTATGAAAAGTAGCCCATACACAGGCTTTCGGAATTATTACAAAACTTAATGGGCTATTTTTTATACACTTTGTTAGCGTTTCGTTTTTTGAGCGTTGGCAGATAAAATAAAGGAAATATTATGAGTACAAAATTTGTAGATAGAAAAAACGATGAAGAAATAATTGACATCGTAAACAGTATTTTATCAAATGGTAAAATGCAAGTAGAAACTATTAATGAAGCTATATTAGTCAAGTTAATGGAAATAAGGAATACTCCTATAAAATACGATAAATCGTTTAGGAATATTGATAAAGATTTTAAGCGTTGGCAAAATGAACGCTAACACACGGCTAACCGGCATGCTTGATATTTGTGGATATACGGAACTTAAAAATTATCAAAAATGAAGTTTATAATAATTGACATAGATGGAACTGTTTCAAAAATAGGAGACCGTCTTAAATGCTTTCAAGTAGAAGAAGGAGATTTTTAAAATGTATAAAATATCATATAGAATCTCGTATCGACCAATAAAGCTGCCTGTTATATTTCAAGGTATAAAAGGATATGCACCTAGATTGTGGCATGTATTTTACGAACACAGATGGATGTTATTTTCTGAATTTTATAACATTCAAAAACATGATGAAATGATTATTGGGTTATTTTTAGAAAAATAGGAATGAACAAAATACCAACCATATTACAAGATTACTTTCTTCTAACTTTAGATAAAAGGTTTGAGTCTAAGTCAAAGTCTGGATTAATGACGGTTAATGAATCATACATAGCCGGAACAGCAGAAGAAGAGGAAGGGTGGGAAAAGAACCTCCACAAAAGAATTTATGGAACTGTAATATCTTGCCCAAAGTCATTTAGTGATGACCCTATATTTGCAATAGACCCCGGTAGCCCAACCCCTAAAAGATATATAAGTGCCGAAGAAATAGAAAATAAGGTAAAGATTGGGATGAGAAATTACTCAAGGACAGATTACTCGCCAACGCCTTTAATTTAGATAAATTTATTACAAAAGAAAGGTTGGAAAAGAGCAAAACAGGAAATGTAATAGGGCAACTCTCTAAATGGATGCAAGAAGACGGAATGCCTTACTACATTGATACACTTTACTATAATCACTTAGGTAAAAAGTTGCCTGCATCTGCTTTAGGATATACGCCAAATGGCGAAGGTATAAACTTTCTTCCAATCTTGTTAAATGTTAGATACTCTGATAAAGGCAAAAACCATTTAGTTGGTGGTAAAATAAGCAAAAACGGTGTTTTGTACTTATACGATAGTTTAAAAGAAGAAATGATTGAAACTACACTCGCAAAAGCAAATAGAATGTACCATAATGTATATGGCTTGTTTATGTCTGTTGAAACTGGCGACTATATTTTTATATAAGCACAAGGTTAGTACTTGTAGTTAACGAGATAGGCTAAACGGTTGTTTTAATGCCGTTTTAGCCATTTTGCTTGTATATATCGTATATATCATATACCTTAGTAATATCAAATTAAAACATTAAGAAAATGACAAACTCAGAATTAAGAATCGAAATAGCAAAGTTAGAAGAACAAAAAATAAACTTTTGCGATAACAATTTGTTATTTAACCAATTTACTGCACTGATTAATGAAATTAAAATAGAAATACATAAAGATAGTAAAGTTGCACTAAAAGCACTTGGATTTGGAGAAAGATAATTGACATACCAGAAGATATTAAGAAACAATTGCAAATACTTGCTATTAAAGCGGATAAGGATTTAAAGAACTATATACAAGACTTACTAATTAGCCATATAGCATATAGCGTGGGCAAAAAATAGTTACATATAACGGTTTTAATAAGAATAGTAGCGTGTAATTATGCGGAAACTATCAGATTGAAATAATTAATTAACAGGTAATAGCCACTAAAAAGACACCTTAACAGGCTATTATTTTTATACATTGTTAGGGTGCGTTACTTAAAATGAACAACCCAATTAAAGATAACAGAATTGTAAAAGACAAAACTTTCGCTTTAAGGCTTTTAAGTTTTGCGTTAGAAACCAACTGTGTTGATGCTTCTAGTGAAGATGAAAAAGAATCTATGATAAGTTACTCTACAAGTTTACTTAAATACCAAATAGAAACTGCAACCGAAATACACGAAACGGCTTATTTAGAAAGGTGTAATGCAAAAGCAAGACTTAAAAAAGGATTAAAGTTTTTAGGTAAAGCCTAATGCACCCTAACGATGCCTCACTTTGCTATATTTATTGTTAGGCATCTTTTAAAATTACGGCATTATGGGATATAATCTAATAAGTGGTTGTCATAAATGTGAAAAGCAAATATTTCACTTTAGAAATGAAGAAAATAACACATAATTTAGGAGAGAAATTGCAATGGTTTTTATACTTTGTTATATGCCGTTTTGGTTTTCATAAATGGGGAATGACCAAATGGTGCAGATTTAAAGATAAAAAATGTAAGTATTTAGTTGAAGAAGGTTTTGACAGAGATTGCGAACATCCATTTAATTATGTTGTGATTGGTAATGATACAATACTAAATAAATGCACAAAATGTGGTAAAGAATTTTAGCAATTTATGTTTGCTAACGGTTTGTGCAAGGTTAGTGCGGAATTAATAACAGAACTTAATAAATATAAACTATGGTAAATATAAACACTATTGAAGGAATTGAAAACCTTATAGATAAAAGAACAAAACCTTTAAAAGAGGAAATACTTAAACTACGATTTGAATTAGAAGAACTGAAACAAGCATTAACTATACAGATTGTTAGCATTTCGGTTTTCTAACAAAACTAAAATTATTATGAAACAAATTATTGAATGGTCAAAAGGAAACCCTGGAGCAATGAACTTTATGATGGAGTTTTTTAAACCAGAAAACGCAGTATTAGGAATTGGAATACTATCGAAATTGGAAGAATTGAAAACTATTAGAGGAACTAATCTTTATGTGCTTTACTCTGATTTATGTGGTAAGGATTTAAAGGCAGTTGAAACTCTTTGTAAAAATTGCCCGTCTGAAATATTAGAAGATGCTTGTTCAAGACAAGACTACTCTGGTAGAGAGTTGGTAAAGGAGTACCTTACATAGTGATAGATGATAGTGAAATAATTAATACAAGAGAAATGGCAGAAGCATTAGAACACGCAATGTTTATTAGTTTTTGTTTTAATAACCCTGATAGAATAGACTTACGTTAGTAATTTTTATCGTGGGTAATGAATGGTTGTATTGTGTCGTATTTGCTTTTCGCAAATATGCAATATATACTTTGTTAGGCTTATGTACGGTAAATGATAAACTAAATTATAAAAACAGAATAAAATGGAAAAATTTAAGATTGAAATTGACAGAAGAGAAATAGTTGAAACTATTAACAAAGGTATTCACGATAAAATTAGAGAGCAAATGAACGCTCAATCTAAGCAAATTGAAGCATCTATTGCTGATCACTTTAAAAGATCGTTTTTCAATGAAAAGAAAAATGAATTTGAATCTGCTTTGGATTATACTATTGAAACTTCATTTAGAGATGGATTGGAATTAGCAATGAAAGAAATGAAGTTCAAAGAACTAATTGCAGAAAAAGCAAAAGAATTATTAAGTGATGACAATTTGATACAGGAACTTGCAGAAGCAAAAGTTAGAAGTTCTTTAGGTTTACCGCTAAAGTAGTATTAAGCCTAACAACAGGATAACAGCAATTGCGGTATTAGACAAGACTAGTTTGATTAAAACCGCTAATGGTGAATAATGAAAAGTATAATATGATAATCCATACTTAAAATTTTGCTATAAGAATTGAACTTAGATGGCTTTTTACTTTATACAATGTTACCCATCTTTTAAAAGTACAAAAATTTGAAATTGTTAGAATATTAAAAAATAAAATTAAAAAATGTCATTAACAAAAGAACAAAAAAGTAAACAAGCAAAAAATAATCGTGCAAAAGGACATTCTTTAGAAAGAAGAATAAGATTAAAATTTATTGAATTAGGTTTTGATAAATGCCGAACCAGTAGACAGGCTTCCAGATTATTAGATGATAGTAAAGTAGATTTAGCACAAATACCTTATAATGTACAATGTAAAAAAGGTTATCCAAAAGGAATAAATTATACAAAGCTGTTTCAAGATATGAATGAGAGTTTGAAAGAACACTTTATGGAAGGTGATCCAATAATAGATTATCCTAAAATTATCATACATGATAAAGATAGGAAGAAATCAGAAAAGCTTGTAATTATGCAAGAAGAAGATTTTTGGAAAATATTTAAACATAAATAAAAAAAACTTAATATAAATTATTATGAATTTAAAAAATTTTAGAGTTGGCAATTTAGTAAAATATAAAGATCAGGTCTTTAGAATACATTCAATAACAGATGATTTTCCAATACTCGACACTGATAAGTTTGGTATTGGTGTGGTGGGCTGGAATGATATAGAACATATTAAACTAACAAAAGATTTTTCAAAAAATATAACATTCCATTGCAACGAGCAGATGCTTTATAGAAAAAAATGCAAATTACAATGCAATTGGTGTAAACAATCTTTTAATTTAAATAAATAAAACTAGTAGTTTCCAATTGAATTAAAGTAAAAAAAAATGAAAAGAATAAAAAGAAATTTTAATGAACCAGAATATAGACAACTTAAATGTATTAGTTATTCACAATTATCAAATTTAGATAGTTATCCAGAAAGTTTAATTCAAACAAAACCTATGGAAATGACCGAGCCATTAATATATGGTTCAGCAGTAGATTGCTTAGCATTTGATGGTAGAGAAGTGTTTGATAAAAAATTTACGGTAATAAGTCAAGAAAAACCTTCTTGGATGTTAGAAAAAGTATTAAAAGGTGTTATAGATGAAATATTTATTACTCACAATGAATTATTAGGCATACCTATATCTGAAGATTTATCTAAATATTCAGATATTATATTAAAAGTGGCTAAATCAGTTGAGTATGGGAAAGGATGGAAGCCTGAAACTATTATAAGAAAAACTATTGAGGGGTGTGGTGAATTATATAAAAACACCATTAAAAATAGAGATAAACTTGCATTAAGTCCTCAACAATATGAATATGTAGAAAATAGTGTAACTACTTTATTTACACATGAATTTACGGCAGAATTTTTTACAGCTGATGAAGGTCAAGATATTTATTATCAATTACCTATTATATGGGATTATTTTGATAAGGAGTTAAACAAAACAATACATTGCAAATCTTTATTAGATATTTTATTAATAGATCATAATACTAAAACAATTTATCCAATAGATTTAAAAACAACTGGAAAATCCATATATTCTTTTAATAAAAGTTTTATTGAATGGCGTTATTTTTTACAAGCTTCTTTTTATTCTGATGCAGTTAAACATTTATGCAATGTACAATATCCTGAATTAGCAGATTATAATATAGCATTATTTAAATTTGTAGTTATATCTTCTAAAAACCCACGTAAACCTCTAGCATTTCAAATTACAAATGGCGTATTGGATGCTGGTAAATTTGGAACTGTTAATCCTAATAATCATAAAATTAAACAAAGAGGATATTTAGAATTAGTAAGGGATATGCAATGGCATATAAACAATCAAAAATTTGATTATCCAAAAGAAATTTATGACAAAAAAGGAATGGTTATACTAGACAGTTTATTTTAATGATAGAAAAGAAAAACAGAAGTTGCACTTATATTTTACCTTTAGTTTTAGAAGATTTATCTATTAATAAAAAAGCTATTGTTAACACTTGGATTTATAATATTAATGAATTAGAATTAAATGAATATAATGTAAAGGGTTTATTTATTAAACTTCTATATAGTGAAGAATCTAAAAAAACATTTGAATTTAATCCAAGATGCAAATTAATATTAAACATTAATGATAAACATTTTATGGTTTTTTTTGAATCCAAACTAAATTGTTTTACTGATATTAGTTTAATACTAGATGGTAGATATTCTAAAATTACAAATAATTCAAAAAAATTAATATTAGATTTTTTTAATATTAAATCTGGAGCAATAAAAAGTATATTAGAAAAAGATCCAGCTTACAGATTAGAATTAATGGAAGCATTAGATGTTCATATTGATAAAGATGCTGAACTTGGAAGTATATTTGACTTAAAAACAGAGGTATATGATTAAACATAATAATTAATAAATAGTATGGGATATAAATGGAAACCAAATGCAACTCAATATAGAAAATATGCTGAAAGAATGAAAGAGCAAAATTCAATGAATTTTATTCAAAGTAATGGAGCTATTAGAGAGGGTTGCAAACTTTCTTGGATTGATAAAAATTCAAGTGTTGAATTGTCAGGAGAAGTGATAACTTCTTCTTATGGTCTGGATAAAGGGCAGCACACTTTTACTATTCAGCTTAATCAAGGTAGTATTAAATTAGTTAAAGGTCGCAATCTTTATGACAGATTAACTAATCATATTCAAGGAAAGCAAAGTATTAAAGAAGAATCTTATTTAGATACACATGCTGAAATTCAAGAACAAAAAATTCTTCATTCTAATATAAGACACAATAATCAAAAATTTTCAATATAATAAATATATGAAAGCATTTAAAGAAAATGAAAATAAATTAGAATATGAACTTTGTTGGAGATTTATTTCAGCTATGGCTAAAAGAATGGCTACAAACAAAGGCAAATACGAGCCTTATAATTGGAAAAAATCAATGGATGTTGATAAACTTATACAAGCTACTATGAGACACCAAATTGAAATTATGGAAGGTAATTATAAAGATGATAATGATGAATTAGGTCATATCGTATCGCACGCTTGTAATGCTATGATGATTTGGTATCAATTAAAAAATAATAAAAAAAATAACAAAAAATGAAAAAAATAATAAATGATTATTTAACTAGAGGCTCTATAGGTTTTATTTTAGCAATAACACCTGCAGCTTGGTATATAAATGGATTAACAAAAAGTCTATTTGGACCAATATTATCAATAGCATTAATTTTAATGCTTATAACATCAATTGCAATAAAATGGAAATTAAAATAATGAGTTTAGCTATTTTAATAGTAGCAGGAATAATGAAAGGAATAATGGATACCTTACAATTCCATTATGATAAATCCTTTGCTTCTAAATTTAAAAATCAACAATGGTGGAATCCAAAATTAAGTTGGAAAAATAAATATAAAGATAGAGGCGATTCTTTTATAGTTAATTTATTTGAAAAAATAGATAATACATTTTTTGTGTTTGTAACTGATGCTTGGCATTTATCACAATCAATAATGATTACTGCTATGATTATGGCAATAGTTTTATATCAACCAATAACTCCTTATATATTACTTGATATATTAATACTTAGAGTGAGTTTTGGTATAGGATTTAAACTTTCTTATAAATAAAAAAATAAAAAATTATGAGTTCAAAAAAAACAATTTATTATGTAGTTGAAAAAGAACTTCAAGATATTGATGAATTTGAAGTAACTACAGGATGGAAAACTATTACAGTTTATAAAATTAAAAAAAAGAAATTCAAACAATGGTTTGAAATAGAAGCAAATAAAAATAATAACTCCGAAAAGGAAATTCAAACATGGTTAGATAATAATGGATTTGAAAAAAAGGAATTTAAAATGATAATATTATAAAATATGAAAGTTGAAAATATACAAAATCATAAAGGTAATGATATTAAAAATCAATTTATCATTACAACAAAGAAAGGTAGGTATTTCCAATCTTATAATAGTATTATAGTCCAACCACTGGGAAATATAGAAATATCTTTTTAGCTGAGAACAAAAAAGAAACTACTAAAAAGTTAGATAAAGGAATTTACATATTAAATAATTCTTTAGAAAATATTGAATAAAATAAATAAAATTAAACGAAAAGATTTTATCATAATTATGGAAAGACGATTAATAGTAAATAAAGCAATTTGCAATATATGTAAAGATGAAATCAAATCTAGACATAGACATGACTTTGTAGTTTGTACATGTGGAGAAATATCTGTAGATGGAGGAGTTGATTATGCAAGAAGAGTAGGAAACAAATATACTGAAACTTCTTTATATTCTGATGCACCACATATCAAATTAAGAGAATCGATTGAAAGAGGAGGCAGAGGTATTGATGGTAAACAACCTTTAAAATATGTATTACTTAAAGATTTAAATGACAATTGGTTAGAAAATCTTATAGAGTATGAAGAGAAAAATAGACCCAATAATGGGTATCTCCCTTTTTATAAGGCTGAGAAAAAGTATAGAAAGGATAATAATATAATTATAGAAGGAGAATAATAAACGAATTAGAAAATTATGACAGGAGAATTTATTGTTGCTAAAATAAAGCAACTAGATAAAATAGAAGGAGCTGATAAAATTGTCAGTTCTAATCTATTTGGAGAAACTATTATTACTTCAACAAATACTAAAGTTGGTACAGTAGGTTTATTATTTGACATTGAAACTGTTTTAAGTCTAGAGCTGTGTCAAAAATTAAATCTTCACAGGCATAGTAATTTGAATGATAATAAAGAAGTAGTAGGATACTTTGACGATGCAAGAAGAGTAAGACCCATTAGGCTTAAAGGGGTGAAGTGTAGTGCATTCTTTTTGCCTCTTGATGGCATAGAAGTATTTACAGGATTAGATTTATTAGAAGACCTTAAAGTAGGTGCACAAGGTAATAATATAGGGGAATATCCAATATGTGCTAAGTACTTAAAAAAAAGAATAAGAACTGAAAATAAAGAAGGTAAAATCAAGGAAGATTTAGTTCCTACTTTTAAACAACATCTTGATACTGATCAGGCATTAAGAAACATGCAAAAAGTTCAAGTTGGAGATTTGGCTATAATTTCAGAAAAAATTCATGGTACTAGCTTCAGATGTGGTTATTTACTTACTAAAACTAAATTAAGTTTATGGAGTCAGTTTTTTAACTTTATAGCTAATGGTATTTGGAATACTCATACTAATGTTTATAACTTTATAGTAGGTAGCCGTAGAGTCTTAAAGTTTATTGGTGGAGAGGAATTTAAAAACAAACAAAGTTACTATGACCGTGATTTATGGACATTTGTAGCTAAAAGAGAGTTTGAAGGAAAATTAGAAAAGGGAGAAACAATTTATGGAGAGATCGCAGGATATGATTTATCAGGAGGACTAATAATAGGTTCTCAAGGAAATAAAAAGTTAAAACCATTTATGGGCAAAAAAGAATACAAAACTTTTATTGATAGATATGGAGAAATTACTGAATTTACCTATGGATGCACTTTAGATGAAGACCCAGAAAACAAAACTCTATTCAATTTAGAAAAGATTAATAAAGTTTTTGTTTATAGAATTACTACAACTAATGAAGATGGAGTATCCATGGATTTATCTTGGGAACAAGTTAAAATGAGGTGCGAACAAATGAATGTTAATCACGTTCCTGAATTAGCTAAATTTCTTATACAAGAAGGAGACACACAAATGATTGAAGATTATTTAATAGATGAGGCTAAAGAGCCTTCTAGATTGTTTCCTCAACATCTAAGAGAAGGCGTTTGTTTAAGATTAGAAGGGTCTTCATTAACACCTAAAATATTTAAAGAAAAAAATTATTTTTTTAAAGTTATTGAAAGAATTATCAAAGAAACAGAAGAAACTAATTTAGAAGACGAAAATTAATATGAAAAATACAAAGAGCAATCCTGTGCAAGAGTATATTATTTGCACAAGGTTGTTTTGTTATCAAATTTGCTCAGGAGACTTCTAAAAAAAAATAGAGAATATAAATTATGAAAAAATTAAAATTAAAGCATATTACTTCTTATTTGCCTTATGGAATTAAAGTTATATCTAATGAACGATACGAAAATGAAATTGCATTAATAACTTCTTTAAATTATGGTTTAGACCAAGATTTAATAATGTTACAAGGTAACACGAAAGAACTTGACTTTTTTGAAGATGAGTTAGAAAAAATTAAACCAATTTTAAGACCACTAAGTGATTTAACAAAAGAAATAAAATATAATTTAGAATTAGAAATGATTAATTATTTGCCATTTGTAATTGTTCAAGAATTATTTAAATGGCATTTTGATGTATTTAATTTAATAGATAAAGATTTAGCAATTGATATTAACAATTTAAAATAAAAATATGACAGATGTAAAAGCATTAAAAAAAGAAACTAAAGAAAAAGCTGTAAAATTACCAAACAATAGAAAAGAGAAAATTCAGATGATGAAATCTCTTAAAATGAATGTTAATTTTAAACTAATGACTTTAGATAAGAAAGATAAAGATTTTGAAGAAAATCAAATAGAACTTTTAAGTCAACTTAATGGTATTGATACTCAATTAACTAAAATTAGAATAAATAAAAATAATAGCAAATTCTTTGAATTTGAACCAAATAAAGGAATAAATAGAAAACAAAGAAGAACATAATAATCATCATTAATGTAAGTAGGTTTGATTCCCATCTACCTACTTGCAGATGATTTTAATATAAAATATGATTAGAAAAAATAGAAATGGGCTAGTTCTAGATGATAAGAACTTAGCTCACGACCTTATATGGAATAAGGGAATGACAATTACTAAAGCTGCAAAGAAATTTGATGTAGCAATTAGTACTATGCATAGAATAAAGATGTCAGACTTAAACAAAAGTTTCATGGAACAAATTCCTAAAAAAAAACCTGAGAATGGATTAGCAGTAAGTTATAAAAACTTAGAATTATGGGCTAAAAAGGCAGAGAATACTAATAAAAAAATGTTTGAAGATAATTTATCAAATTTTGAAAGATGGGCTAATGATAGAAAGAAATTAGAATTTGAATTAATAACTTCTAAAAGACTATTGCAAAATGTAATAGAATGCCCTTATCTAATGGATGAATATACTATACCAATGACAGGTAATACAAATAATGTAAATGTTATGGGAACAATAAAGATTCAGAATATAAAACGAGTTAGAATTAAAACTTTTTTAAAAAATGGGAAATAATATTTTAACTAGACAAACTTGCTTAATAGATATAGGATTAATTAGAATGGATAGATACCCAATGAATCCTAGTACTCTTAGTCTAATAGATTACCTTAGAAATGGAGGCAAGGTTCCTCCAATAAAAGTAGCAAAACATTCAAAAGGTGGATATGTAATTAGAGATGGAAGACATAGAATATTGGCATCTAAATTACTTGGAATCACCAAAATACAAGCTAAATTTAGTAACAAAGTTATGCTTAAATAAATAATAAACTAAAAAAATGGAAGGAACAGTAACAATAAGTCTTAATGACTATGATTATCTTAAAAAAGAAAAAAGGGATTTTAACACATTAAAGAATTTGCTTTCGAATATATCTAAACCTGATAAATTTTTCGATATTTTTAAGCCGGAACATATAAGTGAAATTAAAAGAATTGTATATGATTAATTAGTATTAAGTAAATATGATAATGATTCTTTAGGGGTTTTACCCATTTGATTCGCAATAGGGAGTAAATCAATACCTCTTTTCCATGCTTTAGGTAGCCCCTTATTTTTACCTCTTTGATATATTTCCAATTCAAGATTTGTTCCATCAGATACTATTTGACTTAAAAATCTAATTATATCTTCTGTGTAAGAGATAGAAGCTGCAGGGGATCTAAGAATTTGAAATGTTTCTAATGGGTTTGCAAAAAATGAAAGTTCAGAATATAATCTCCTAGAAAAGAAAGCTAAATACATCATAGCTTCTTCATCATCTTCATCTAACCCATCTAATTGTTTATAAATAAACATAGAACTTACAAATGATAATACTATCATTGACAATTCCATTACAGTTTTTCTAAGATTAGCTTTTTCATGTGTAGTAAGATTATCCATACCACCACTCCAAGCACCTTGTAATCCCAATCTTTTAAAATCTTGCACCAAAGTGTTTATAAATCTTATAAAAGAAGTGTAATATCCTTCTTGAAAAGTTTGTAAATCTTCTGAGAAAAATACATCTATATCTTTTCTAAGTAAATCTTTCTTTTTAAAAGCTCTATTACTTCCCCTCCATCTTCTATTAAATCCAGGCACAATCCATTTACGTAACATACCTACCATTTTACCCACCACTCGTCTTTGAAACATAGATTGATATTCATCATTATATTGACCGTGCATATCATTGGCTATCTTATTAATAAGATTTCTTACTTCAAGGATGCCTTTGTCATTAGTCAAATCAAGAGATAATTTTTGATTGCCAAATGATGTTTTATAAACATATTTATTTAATTTTAAATTACCATCTTCTCCTACTGAAAAAGCTTCATCTAGTGTCATAGCTTTTTCTTTAGATACTACTTCTCCTCTAGAATTAATAAATTGACCTTCTTTATTTTTAATTTTAATATTATTAAGAATAGAATACATCATTGTGCCATGAATATAATGCTCACCTAAATGATTCATAAAAAATAAAGAACTTTTACTCAATAATGACTTAAATCTATTGTCTTCATTAAATCTAGTGCTCATTACTTTAAATTCTCCTTGTATACTAAATAAATTCATCATTTGATTGGTTTTACCTCTTTGTACAGGTTTTCCAACATCATCTAGTATCCCTTTCATACTAGCCCAATATTTTGCTTCTCCTTTAACTAAATCCTTTTTATTATAATATTGTCCACCATGAGCCTCAATGAAATTAAATACCTTTCCTTGTATAACATTAGGAGCAGCGGCTAAATGATTAAATGCAAGCATTGTGGTAGCAGACCAAGCCATTAATGAATTAGCTATTTGTGCATACTCTTTTTTAATAGTTTTAACACCATATAATCTATTTTCTATTATACTAGCAAGCATTTTAGCTTCATTAGATTCAATTCCTACTTTTTGTTTTACTTCTTCATAAACATTTTTACCAAGCATTTGAACCATGGTTTTTTTAAGTGCGCCCTCTGTTTGTGCAACTTGCTTATTATTAGTAACTGCTAACGTTAATTCAAGAACATCTTTTATTTTGTTTTTTTGGTAATAATTTTCAGCCATCGCATAATCCATTAAAGCTATTGATATTAAATCATAACTTTGATCTTTTAAATTATGTTGTCCTCTGAAAAATATAGGAATATTACTTTTTAAATCACCAACTGAATTAGTAATTTTTATTAAACTATTAATTTCATCTGCTAAATCATCTGCTGATTCCCCTGCTTTAATTCTTTTATCAATTTCAATTTGAAGTTCATCTTGTCTAGATATAAGATCTAAATCTTGACTACCAAATTCAGTTTCATCAGCTCTTTTGGCACTTATAGTTCTTTTTAAAGATTCATATAAATTTTCCATTATATTTCCAGAAGCTATTTGTTCAAATCCCTTTTTACCAATATTAGGAGCTTTGTGCCATTTAATTGTCATAGCTTGTGTATCAAAACTTTTAATATTAGAATTTAATCCTTCTGTCTTGTTGTTGCCTTCAAATGATATATCTATTAAGAATTTATAAACTTCGTTATTTTTTATTGTATTATAATTAAGGTTCAGCCATTTAGCAATGGGTATCCCATTTTTAAGATTATCATTTAAAAAATCATTAACATTTTTAAAAGCTTTTTTATGTTCTTTGCTATTGTTTCCAAATTCAAGCTCGGTAGCTGTTTCAATTTCACTTAATTTTCTATATTTAATATAGAACTCGACAGAATAACGAGATGAATAATATAAGTTGCCATCAGAGCCAGTTTCATACAATCCTTTATATAATTTCTTAGGGTCAGTACCACTTGATGATTTTTTTAATTCCTTAAAAGCTTTTGCAGCTTTATTTTGCATAATTAATAAATTGCCATCTCTTTGCGTGTCTGCATCATCTAAAAATTTTTCTACTAATTGAATTACAATAGAATTTACACTTTTACCATCATTTAACCATGAAGCTAACCAGGAAACATCTGCAGGGCTATGATTTAATAATTTAAATATATTTTCATATTCTTTTTCTCGCAACGAATCTCTTTCATCTTCAATAACAGATTCAATATGCTCATTTCTTCTATTAACATATTCTTGCTTAGATTCATTATCTGATTTTTTATTATTCTTATTAAATTCTATTTCAAGCTCATCTTTTCTAGCAACTATAGATCTATTTGAAATAACACTCATTAGTCTAGCCAAATGAGCAGTTGACATAGCTACTATTTTATTTTGAGTACTAACATATCTAGCTGATAAATCAGCTACTAAATCTTGTACTAGTTTTTTATCTTCTACTGATACATATTCCTCATCATTATCTAAAAATTGCTTATTTACAGAATCTTGTATATCAGCCACTAAACTAAATGATGCTACCACTTCTTTAAATGATGCTAATACCTTTATCATATTAGAATGATTTGAATTATACTTAAATTCTTTCTCATTTAATACATCTTGAATATTACTAAGATTATTATCTACCATTTGAAGATAAGCTAATACAGCAGTGGAATTTTCAGTATCTTCTAGTTTATTTAATTGATTTTGAAGTTGTTCTAATTGTCCTTTATATAAAATATTACCTTCACTTAGTTGTTCATCTTTTGGTAATTCATTTAATTGCGATCTTATTATAGAATATATTTGCTCTCTTACATTTGTAAGGGTATTTAATCTTCTTTTAATAATAGTAGCCTTTTCAAATTTTGTATTTTTATCTTTTTGAAATTGAGTATCAATAGGGAGTAAATTAGTTAATAATGATTCTTTTTCAGTTACTAATTCAGAAGCTAATGATAAAACAGCATCTTTTGGAACTCCCAATTCTCTATTAATTAAATTCTTAAACCAAGTAACAAATCTTTTCCACCAACTAATTTGAGTTGAACCATCAAATATGGCAGCAGCTTCTTTACCCAAAGCTGTGGATATAATTTCTTTTCTAAGATTATCTCCTGATAAATTAGGATAAGCTTCAGAAACTTCTTTTTCAATAGTAGTTCCTATAAGTTGGTCACTAGCAGCTTTAATTCTAGCATTGTTCATACCACCTAATAGCTCAATAAAAAGATGACCAAATTCATGAAATACTGTATCGCTATATAATTTATTAGGATTTACTACAATAATAGCAGTTCCCTTAACTAATTTATTATCCGATAATAATTGAGAATATATAGGATCGTTAGTACCAAGTAATTTACCTGATTCATTCATATCAGCATCATAAGAAATAAAAGTATTAACTCCTAATGCAGAAAATTTATTTTCCATTAAATTAGCTTGTTTATCAGCTAATTCTTGATTAATTATATTGGTATCAGCAGGGAGAACTCTTTTATCATTAGTATCATAAGGTAATACATCACCTTCATCACTAATATATTCATTAGCATCTATCTCATTATTATCTTCCCTTTTTTGCCTGTCTATAATTTGGTCAGCAAAAGGAGTTACATCAAGTTTTATAACTTTAGTTATTGTGCCTCTATTCTTTAAACTAACTTCATTTAATACTCTACCATAAGTTCTGTTAACAGAACTTATTAATTTCCTAGCTTCATTAAGCAAAGTTGTATCTTTAGGCAATAAAAATCTATCATCCTTTTTTGTGACTATTTTAAGAGGTTTCTTTAAAAGTCTATCATTAGCTGCAATAACAGCATCATATACTTTATAATGATAAGCTGCTAATGCCCTAGCATCACTTTCTATATAACTCCTATTACCATATTTTCTTCTACACACCATATTAATTACATATTTCTTGAAATAAGCCATTATCCAATCCTCTTTGAATAGCTTGATCTTGCTCTTGTCTACTAGTAGACATATAATTTATTTTATCTACTCCTATATTAATATTATTAGAAGGGTTACTCCATTTAGTTTCATCTAATATATATTTATTTACATTTTCTTGAATGCTTGGAGCGTTTTTAATTTTATTACTTTCAAATATTGTAGATTCGTTTAGATAATTTTCATAAATATAATACCCTTTTTTAGAATAACCTAGTTTTTCTATCTTTTTATATACAAAAACATTTACATTTAAATTCCCTATTTTTTGAAAAAGCACATCTTGTTTTGATTTGATAAAATTCACTCCAGTTGTTCCTTCACCTATAATTAAATTATTTGAAAACTTTTTTGAATCCAATATGCTATATCCTGTTTTTTCATATTTAGTTTTAAATTCGAATTCAGTAACATTTTTAGAATTATTTCTTGAATATGTTTCGAGAAAATCTGCTATAAAAGTATTACTTGAATTATCATTTTTAAAGTATTCTACAGAACCCTCTAAAACAGTTTTAACTAACTGATGTGGTGCAAATTCGAAGAAAGACTGACTATTAAAACTAAAATTAGAAGTAACATAACTGTATTTTAATAAATCTTCTGATAAGTCTGGGTCTATTTCTTGTAAATCATCCCAAGCTCTCATTAAATCATCCTTATAACTATTAGGTTTGTTAGTAAGATTATCAATACTAATAAATTGAAGCCCATCTTGAGTAAAAGGAATAAGATTATTAAGTAATAAATTATCTTTATGTTTTTCTCTGCCTTCTATTACTTTAGACTGCATAGTATTGTTGCCTCTAAACATATTATTAACCTCTTTAGATTCCAAACTAAAGAAACTCGATTTAGAGGCAATAAATCCAAACAAATGAGATTCTAATCCAGCAAATTCAGCTTTAAACCCTGGTTTTTTATTATTAGCATTATAAAATGCTTCTAATACTCTTTTACCAAATACAGTAGAATAAGTAACCATTTCTTTTTCAAATATTTTATCAGCTACTTCTATTGAATTTTCATGGGTGCTTTCTAAAAAAGTATTAGTAAATTTCTCAGCAAGTCCTGTAAATAAAATTTCATCATTTGCATTTTTATATTTAAACATTTCTTTGTATCCTTGTTTATAAGTATATAAAGCAGCTATATTAGATGGACTTCCATTAACATCAGCTTTTGAATATATTACTGTATCATTAAATTTACTGCCTAATTCATTGTATGCTTTAAAAGCATGTAAATATTTTAATTGATTTTCCCAATAAGTTAAATTATCAACCTTATTAATAATGTTATTTTCCATTGACTTATTACTAAAAGAATCATTTTTTCTAATTCCGTCACCTAATAAGATTATATTTTCAAGTTTTTCACTTATACTATTATAATAATTATCAAAATCAATTCCTGTTAATTTACTAAGAGATTGTAATTTATTTTTAATATCTGCTTCAACAGTTTTAAATGAACTTTTTTTATTAGGATTGAATTTTGAATCTTTATTTAATTCTAATTGTACAAATTTCTTAATAGATTCTTGTCCGACAAATCTATTAAGCCAAGACAAAGATGTGCCATTACGCAATAACATAAATATCACATTAGAAGTCACACTATTATGATTTCCCCTGGTAATATAGGGGTCTTTAGCAATATCAACATAAGCAGTTAGAAACCAAGATAACACTTCAGATATTCTAGTTCTGTTTCTCCCTGTTTGATTATCATAAATTTGATTGAATAGACTTTTACCATTTTTTACATTGCCTACGCCTAAATCAACATTCATTTCTAAACCTGCAATTTGAGCAAAAGCATGGTCTACACTATGATTTGCTGTAATGCCTGTACCAGTCTTACCTGCAGAATTATCAAACTTTTTAGTCATTTGATGAATAGGTGAAAAGAATTCAAATGAATCTACAATACCATCTCCATGTAATAATTTAATATCATTTTTAAGAAAATCATTATCAATTGCAGTAACTAAATTCTTAAAATTAACATGTGAAGTTAGTATTTCTTCAAACTCTGTTAATAATTTATTTTCTAGTCCCTTTTTAGTAGGTATAGAATCATCAGTATAAAATTCTAATGATATTACATCATCTAAGCCAAACTCTTCTGTATACTCTTTATTAAGTTCATTATTGCCAAATACAATTTCTTCAATAACTTCTATTTCAACATCTTTACGTATTTTTTCATTAGTAGCAAATAAAATACTATTAACTATTTCTAATTCATTATCAGGTGATATACTATCAATATTATAATCTTCTAATAATTGTAACATATTAGAAATGGTTTCTTCTTGAGTTTTACCTCTAAATCTACGTGCAAGAAACTGCCTAGCTTTAGCATAAGTAGATTTATTCCTATTAACCTTCATGTGAGGCATCATAATGTACATCTTATCAATATCAAAATCTGAACCAGTCTTTTTTGTAATATCAATATAAGGAATAACAGTGTCTCCCATTCCAATAGGAAGTATACCTACTATTTCTAGGGCATCATTAGAAGCTAAATCTTGATTAGGTATTCTATATCCAATTACAGTTAATAATTTCTTATCAATCTTAGCATTTAACTCTTCCATTGATAACTCAGTATAATTAGGAATATATTTAGTTATTTCTTGATGCGAAATAAATATTTGTCCAGGAAGAACTGTTTTTTTGCCATTTATTGTTTTTACCCTAGGTGCTTTTAACTTACTTTCATCTACAAGCATTTTAACTCCTGTTTTTTTGGCATCTTTAATATCCCATCCAAAACTAGACATTTGAATAAATGAACCACCATTAGTTTTTAATTTAACAGTAGCATTATTTACCATACTAGAGATTAGGTTTTGGAACTTAATTCTATTAGTTAGTATTAAATCAAGAGGGTATTCTTTTTTAAGAGCTTCTATTGAATTAATATCACTACCATTGCTCATTAACTCTTTAAGTAGCATTTTATAAAACAATTCTCTATTAGTTATTTCACCTGTAATACTATTGAGTCCTAATTCTTTTTCAAGTTTATCTTTACCCATATCAGATAAATCTGATAATAATCTAACTATATTTTCTATTCTTTGAGCACCTGTTTGTCCTCTATAATCTTTATTAACTTGAATATCTTTTATAATATTCTTTTTCATTTGACTACCTAACAAAGTATTTTTAATACCTTTAGGGGATAAATCTTGTTGTAACTTCCAAGAATGATTATTTAATTTCATTACATGAAAATTCATTTTATCTTTATAAGTATTATCTTCATTAAGAATATCAGAAGTAGTAATAGCTCCAACTTTAACTCCAGATAAAGCAACGGATTCATCTATGCCATTCTTAACCATTTGGTTGTATAATTTCTCAATACCAAATTCTTTAATATTTTGAGTTGATAGTACAGTTTGAGAATATTTTAAATAGGTGGGTCTACCTTTAATTACATCAAAATAAACTCCTTTAACTGGCTGTGCAGCATAATTATAATCTTCTACTGTAGCAGTACCATCTTTCATCTTTTTATAGGCATTCTCGAAGTTATCATCCCACTTATGTAACCTCTCTTGTATAAACTTCCATCTATCCAAAGTAATCCAACCCTGAGCATCTGTAGCATCTACATTCTTATAAAGTTCAGTATTAACAAATACATCAGGCAAAACAGCAACATTAAATGTAGCATTATCTCCTGGTTTTAAGTTAAGAAGTACACCATCAGAATAAGTAGCGGGTACTCTTTTACTATAGTCATCAAAAGTTTTATAATAAGAATAATCTCCTGAAAACACTTTAGAGTATTCTATATTAGAAATATGTTGATTAAATAAGCTATCTGAAATAAATCTTTGAGTAGCAAATGAATGGTCTCCATTAGCCTCTTGTGTATAAATATCAAGAAGTTGCTTATCAATAAAATTAATAGAACCTTTATTTTCTGATACTAATCCCTTATCCTGTAACATAGTTACAGAATTATCAAACATGCTTCTCAATTTAGAAATAATTAATTCTTCTAGTTTAGCATTACTTAATAAATCATCATCAGATAATAATGGATACAAATAAGCTCCATCATCAGATAGGTTTAATAAAGGAGTTCTAGCATTATTTGAAAAGCTTCTGATAAATTTTTTATATTCATCTATAGTTTGTGTTTTTTCATCATAATTAAATTCTGAAAATAATCCAAACTTAAATCCGTTTCCTGCAGGAATCTTTTTGCCATTAAATTCTTTAAATAAATTTTCATTATCACCATAATGATAATTTTGATATAAATCAGTAGGTAAAGTATTTTCATCTAAAATATGGTCATAAACTTCTCTGCTTCTATTATATTCATCTAAGAAATATCCTTTATAAATATTAACAAGTTCTTTTGAAAAAATAACATTACCTTCATCATCAAATTGAAGATTGGTATTTGTAAATATTTTACTAGTAAAGGATAATAATTTACCTTTATCTGCTGGAGAAGGTGTATTATAAATAGAATAATTATAACCAGCACCTTCCTCTTCTGAACTTGTTTTAATTAATATTGCTTTATTAAATAAATCTACAATTTGATCTGTTTGTTGTATAGATTTATTGTCTACCCCTACATCGCCTCCTTCAGTAGTTTTAAGATTAAGGAAAGTTAACACCTCCATATCATCTAAGTACTTACCTGAATCTTCTTTAAATTTATTAATCCATAAAGAGTTTTTATAAAATGCTGTATCACCTACTTCATTTGCTAAATTATTTTTAATCTTTTGTAGTTTAATATTTAGATAATTTGGCAAACTATAAGACCAGTATTTTTTGTTTTCTGGACCTAATACAGTATTTTCAGATATATCTTTTCTAAACTCACTTTCTAATTTAGCTATTGTTTTAATAAATTTCTTATCTTTTAAAGGATTAGTAAACCCTTTTTTAGTATAAAAATCTTTTGTAGTACTATCAGCTAATTGAGTAAATATATGACCTATTTCAACCATTGCTTTAATGGTATTGCCATAGACACTATCTTCTTCAAAAGAATCTACATAATTTAATAGTGTAGAATTGTTTACATTAAAGTTAATCTTACTTAAAAATTTATCTATATTTTCTGTTACTTTATTTAAGTTATTATTAGTAAAGTTCTTTTTATTGTTATTAGCTCTTACTTTTGTAAAATAACTTGCGTATTTATTTTTAAGTTCTTGGGCAAGTGTTTGGTTGTATATATTTTTAGTATTATCAAATAATATGGATGAACTCAATCCATTAATCATTTCTTTTTTAACCTTATTAAATCTTGAATTAACATCTCCTGAATTAAAGAATGTCATTTTTATTCCTTCGTCAGAACGAGCAATTGTAGTAGTATAGAAATTAACCTTACTTTTAGAGAATGCATGAACAAATTGATTCTTTTTATTTTCACTAAGAGGCTCAATTAAGTTTTCAATAGCATCTATAACAGTAGGGTTATGATTTATATTAGCAACTTCTACTCCATTAACAAATTTATTAACAGCATATTTATTTCTTAGTGTTGTTATCATTTCATCAAACACATCGGTAACGTATTTCCCATTAGCATAAGGTAAAATATCAGATAATGTTTCCTCGAAATAATTCCATATTTCATTGAAATCATTATAAACAACTAGTTCTACATCCTCACCAAGTGTCTCTATTTTAACTGTCTCTAATTCTATTTCTCCTTGTTGGTTAATATTAAACTTAGGCACAAAAGACAATAAGAATTTAATATTAGCTGATGCATTATCTTTAGAGTTTTTTTCAAAAGATTGCTGTAATTCTAAATTAGAATTTGATTCAACAATATCTTGACTTATTCCAGAATCTAATGCCTCCTCTTTATCCGTAATCTCTAAAGAAGAAATACCTATATATTGTCTAATTAATTCTTCTAAATCTTGTAATGAAGAATGGTCTCCATCAAATATTATATAAGCAGCATTTGGATTATCTTTACTGGTTTCAGGTTTATATAAATCACTAAAGTTAAAAGAATCTATATCTTTTTTAGAAGTAACTTGACCACCAAATAAATATTCAATTGAAGTACTAACTAATGCTTTACGCTGAATATAAGAATAATTTAATAGTTTTTTATCAAGCCAATATTTTGTACCGTCTTTTAATATAAAATACTTCCTTCTATAACTATTAGTATATAATAAAGGTTCTCCTGTTGGGCTAATTCTTCCTTTAGTTATTTCATCTCCATTTTGCCAATCACCAAATCTTTCTGCAAAGTCACCTGAAAGTATAATATTATATACTCTTTCAGATTCTTTCACATTATTACTAAAGTAACTATTAAGCTCTTCTTGTAATTCAGATGGTTGATTATTTACTGGGTTTATTATGCAATCCATTCTTTATTATTTAGCACTTCCTTCTTTTTATTTTATCAACTTTAGACTGCATGTTCTTTCTCAATCTATCCATTTCTTTACTAATAACTTTTTTATCTCCTACTACTACATTTTTAATTCTATCTTTCATATCTTCTTTCTTTTCAGCAACAGTAGTCTTTTTAATTGACTTTTCCAAGTTATTTGTAATATGATTTGCTATATAAATAGCTTTTGTTTTATATCTATTTATAGGATTAGTTGAATCAGTAGCATCTGATTGAAATATATTACCTGTTTGATCAATAGTTACATCAGTATTAATAACCTGATTATCAATCATAAGATTTTTATACTTAGGATCTGATAATTTATTTACATTTACTGTTCTAGATTTAAATTGCTCAAGAAACTTTTGGAAATTAATCATTTTAATTGGATTTCCCAACTCCGCTAATGTAAGAGAATCTTCTCCAAAGTTAAGAACTCCTTTATTATAATATAATTGTGTAGCAGGATTATTTAATGTGTTAGTGCCATTAAATATTAAATGGTCTAATACTTCACTAACTTTAACATTCTCTCCTAAAAATGCTTTATCTATTTGAGGCAATAAATCATAAAGTTCTGATGATTCACTCATTAGGCTATCTTTATAATTAACCTTCCCTGGTGTAGCAGGGCTAATTATATTAGTATATATACCAATTATTAAAGCAGTTTCATTTTTTGATAATTTTCTAAGGTTAAGTTTTATAGGTATCTTAGAACCATTAGGGGATTTAACTTCTGTAAACAAAGCCCCAGCCCAAGGAATATTAGCTTTTTTAACATTAATTACACTATTATAGTCTGTATTAATATCTTTAGTATCAGCATCATATAAATGACCTTCTTTATTAACATACATTAATTTTACATCAGAAGCTGATTCGAATCCACTTATTTCTAATACATTTTTAGAGATGCCATCTGATTTAAAAATACCTGAATATTGGTATTTAATTTTACCTTTGGGCTTCTTACCATCTCTTAAAGCATCTATAATTTGACCTCTAAGTTGCCTTTCGGCTTTACCTCCTGTACCCCATTGACCATTACTTTGTTTTCTAGGTTTAAATAAATAAGTGTACATTTCGGAATCGCCATTAATTACTACTTTAATAGCTAATTCATTAAGTACTTCTTCAGTTTTTTTACCTTCTTTATAAGCTCTTAATACATCGAAATTAGTTATATCTTCATCAACTACAAATTCAATAGGAATATTTGTTTTATCATTATTACTAGCCAAAAACTCCATGAATTTAGGAGACTTTGGATTATTAAAAGAAATTTTAACATCAGTTTCTGTATTTGTTTTTGAATTGGATGACTGACTATTCTTAATAATAGTTTTAGCCATTGTATCAAGACTGTCATCATTCCAATTTTGAAGATTGGTTATATCTTCATTCGTGCTTGCTGCTTCGTTAACTTCAACTTTTTTATTGGAGAATACAGGCTTAACTCCTTGTTCAATAGCATCTTCCTGATCCTTATCAGTTATATCTCTTTTAAATTGTTCTGCTTCATTTTGTGACAATAAACCATCTCGAACTTTATTATCAAATATCCCATTTATTTGATCTTCTGGAAGCACACCCATCATGCTTTTATTAACAAAATCCTCTATTTGTTGATTTGTCATATCAACTTCTTTTGGTATATTTTGTATATCAGAAGGATTACCTATTTTCGGACCAGTATCTGGTATTTGTGCTTCTATAGGAGGCTGTGGGTTCACACCTTCATCTTTTGCTTGTTCAAATTGAGCTAATGGATTTTCATCTTGAATAGTTGGAGTTGGTGTTACATTTGAAGGAGCTCCTGGTTTCTTCGATTTAATATTATCCTCTTTAACTTTTTTAATTATTTTATCAACTCCACCTTTTTCTTCTATTCCTTCATTATCAACTACATTATTAAGTTCAGATTCTAAAGTTTTTATTTTTATATTTAAATTATCTTTAATATGATCTCCTTTAAGTTTTGTTCTAGCAAGTCTAAGCAACTTAATTTTATCTTCTGTTAAAATAGAAGGAGACATTACATTTTCCTTAATGTACTCCATTACACTTTGATTATTTTTATTTTTAAATTGATCTGTAGCTCTATCAATTTCCATTAAGGTCTTATCAAAATCTTTTATATCAAAGTTGATGTTTTTATATTCTTGAACAATTTCAGATTCATACATAAATTCCACAAAATGATCTGAAAGTTCTTTGTCTTTATTATTTAAATATTCATCAAATGTAAATTGAGTTTCAAAAATATTATTATAACTTGTTATTCTTTTTGATATTTCTGATAAAAGTTTTGATTGACCCTTTTCTAATATATTTTTTCCAGAATCATTAAGTTTCCTTTCTATAGAAAGTGCCATTAATTCATCACTGGTACTATATTTTCGTAAATTTAAATATTCTTTCTCTAGTGCATCTAATTTACTAATTTGTTTATCAATATTTTTGATTACTTCTGGAGTTACTCTCTCTGCTTCTTTAAGCTCATTAATTTGTTCTCTAAGATTTTGAGTAGTACCCATTGAAAAATTCCTTACAGCAATCATTGCAAAAGAATAATCATTAGTTATTTCATTAGCTTCATTTGCTGTTATTTCATTTACATCTTCTAAACTTTCCTCTGTTAATTTTTTAAATATACTTTTATATAGTGTTTGGTCTATATAATCTTTATTTTTAACAAATTCCTGTTGTTGCGAAGTAAAATGCTCCATTCGAGACTTGTTAATCTTTTTCTGAAAAGGAGCTTGTGTAATAGCATATTGCACTGGTCCACCAAACATTCCCATAGCACCTTCTAAAAGTGCTTGCTCTGACATGGCAAATTCAGTAAACCTTTCACTTAAAGTCATATCTTCTAATCTCTTATCAGATGTAACGTATCCTTTTGAAGCTAGGGATTTTCTAGTTTGAAATATACCCTCCATTTGAATTACATTTTGACCAATTTCTTCAAATGCTTCTTTAGGGGCATTAAGTGCTTGAGATTTAGCAAAAGCTCCGAAACTAGGCTTTTTTACTAATTTATTAGTTATACCTAAACCAGTAGCTTTAAACATACTATTTAACTGCATATAATCAGTTCCAATGAATAGTTTATTTCTAAGCATAAAAGCATTAGCTTGTTTTCCAGCATTTACCTTAGCTTGAAATTCAAATTCTTTTAACTCTTCTGCAGAAGGAGTATCAGTTTCATTAAGTCCTAATTCAAAATCAGCTTTGTATTTATCTAAATATAATTGATAATTCTCTTTTGTTGCCTTTTCATATAACTCCAAACCCATCATCTTACCCTCACCAAAATTAGTGATATAAGCAGTAGTTAATCTGCCTGCAACTCCACTTTCTAATCCCTTAGCAGTAGCATTTACAGCTCTACCTATCATATTAGTATAAGCTCCAAGTCTACTTAATCTTAAGGCACTACCCACAGCTTTAACAGCAGCACCAGCTCCCATTCCAGTTAAGCCAAATCCAGTTGCACTATCAACTACACCTCTAAATGATTCCCAATAGAAAGCACTATCATTAAAATCAATTATTTTACTTGGATCTTTTCTATAAATAGGTAGATATTCATTAAGTAATTTCTCTTTTGATTCTTTGAAAAAAGTTGCTGCTGCACTAGATTCCATTACATTAAGATTGTCATCTTTAGAAAAGTAAGTTGAAGCTGTTTTAATATTTTCAGGAATATCTAATATATTGCTTATTGTTTCACCTGCTGTTAGTAATCCACTAGCAAGACCACCAAGTATTGCATTGGAAGCTTGATGTAACCAAGGTTGCCTTTCGGATCTGATTTTAGCTAAATTATCCACTAATGCTAATGGCACTCCCACATCGAATTGGGAATCACCAATACCTGTGATACCTACATTAAATCTCCCTCCTATTTTAGACTTATCATAGTTTCTTCTTATAGGTGACATCTGTGGAATTACAGGTCCATTACCATTTACTGGATTAGAACTCCTAATAGGAGATATTTTTTTTATTGGCGCTCCCATTTTTAATTTGCTTTCCCTTCCAATTCAAATAAATTTTTCCACTGATTATTTGCATCTCTATCTTCAAGTCTTAATAGCTCTTGTAAGTCATATTGACCTAGCACCTCGCCTGTTTTTGCATCTCTACTTTGAAGAAAAACTTTACCTGCTTGAAAATCAGGAACAACATATTCATCTACAACTCTGCCAGCTAATTTACCTTGTTCTTCTCCTAATGTTATATTTTCTTCAAGTTTTTTATTGAAATCTCCAGATGCCAATATATTATCTACCCTAGCAGATTTTTCCGTGTCAACAGTTATTTCTGCAGGTGATTCAACAAATATACCACGTTCCTTACCTTTTTTATCTTTATATCCTACCTCTACCATATTCCCATGCCCGAACACATTCCTAGTTACAGAAGGGTCAAAAGTATCATAAAATTCTTCTGCTGTTAAGTTCTCGTTTTCTAAAAATTGTTCAAATGTTAGTACCCCTTTCTCAGGGTCAACTATTTTAAAACGACTCATTTTACCATGATAAAGATTTTTCGCTTCTTTAGCCACATCAGATGGCAATACCAAGCCCATATTATAGTTAGAACCTATATTTTCATAAAAATCATTTACTTGTTTAACTACCTCTTTATATATTTCTTCTCTAGCTTTTTCTCCTCTATTAGATATTTCTCTAGAAACATAATCTTTTAAGTGTTGATTATCATTTATAAATTTTTGAACTTTAGGATTTGTAGAAGGATTTTCCAACATCTTCTCTTTTTGTTTTATTAATTTATTTACATGCGAATCAAGTACTCTAAATTTTGTTCCGTCTTCCTTAGTAGCAAATACATATCTACCGATTTGCTCCAAATCATTTTCTTCGAGCACTTGTGTTCTAAGAGCATCTTCTTTCCCAAGCAAAGCATCTAAAATCCCATGTTTTTCTTGTCCGAACCTTTCACCATACAAAGGAGATAAAGTCTCAGTATTCATTTTTATACCTGGAATAGAAGGAGATATAGTCTGCATTGATTTATCTAAACTTCTATTATAGGCAGCAAAACTACTTTTATCAAATATAGTAGATAATTTAGTTTCATCAGTTTGATATGCTAATGCCCCCGAACTTAATTGTATTCTATTATTTCTTTGCAATTTAGCATACAAATCAACTGCACTTAATTCTTTTATACTATCTATTTGTTTTTTAGTATTTTCAGGTGTTGCACCCTCTTGTGCTTCTAATCTTTTCTCAATTTCAGATAACTGCTGTGTTTTCCACTCATTATCTATATTAGGATTAATACCTAATCCACTATTAATAGCTTGTTGCTTATAGGAATTAGTTATATCTTGCCCCATTATAGATTCTAATCTTGCTTGTATTCTACCAGGGTCAATTCCTTTTGTTTTATTTTCTCGTAGAAGCCTATAAAAATGAGGTAAGTTTTTTATTGTACCAACTTCAGCTCCTGCAAAATGACCTTCTGCCTCTAATGTTTTAAAGGCATCATTTTCTAATTTTGCTAGTTCTTCGGAAGACATTACCTTAGAGAAAAATGAATTGGGAACTCCTGCTACATTTAATTCTCCATTTTCATCTAAAGAAGAAGCTCCTTGCTCTGCTAAGTTTTTTTGTAATAAAGCTATGGAAGCCCTATATGATTCAGGATCATCTTTAAAAAATTCTTTTCTTCTTTCAACTTCTTTCTGAAATGAAGATTTTCTAGCTTCAAGTTTTGATATTTTATCTCTTTCAAGTCTTTTCTTTTGCCCCAACAACTTGATTACTTCTCCTTTTATATCTTGTGAAAATCCACTTTTAGAAAGTTTATCTATACTATCATTAAAATTCTTTTCAACAGGTGCATATAATTCTTGTGCTAATGCTGAATCTTGTTCTAATACATTAGCTTGGTTAATAGCATTTTCAGAAGCTACATTAGCAGTTTGATCATGCAGTTGTCTCATTTGTTGAGGTACAAATGCTAATTCTTGAAAATTAATAGGATCAATTCTATTAATTTGTCTCGGATTATAAAATCTATTAACTACTGCCATTTTATTTATTTTTTCTAACCCCTTTTAATATATCGGATGTTAATTTTAATTCTTTACTAAAATCCCTTAGATTAACCTCTTTATCTTCTTTAGCCTGCTGTTCAAGTATTGCAATTGCTTCTTCTTCACTAACCCCTGAAAGTTCCATCATTGTAGAGATAGACTTTGATTTTTGCTCAGGAGTTCCATTTTTATAATTGCCTAGTATGTCATATCCATATAACTTAGATATTCTAGCATTATCAAATATTGTTTTACCTATTGTTCCTAGATTATTACCTATACTAGATTGTAAATCAGCCCTAGCAGATTCAAATGCAGCAAGATTAGCAGCATCTGCATCATCAGCTCTTGTATTAATTTGAGAGTTAATTCTAGCTTTGTTCAAGTCTAATCTAGCTATTGAAGTATTTTTGCGTAAATTTAATGCATCTCCCCTAGCTTTTTCGGAAGCATTTAATTGAGCAGTTTTTCTATCTTCTACTTGTGCCGCCATTCGAGCTTGCCCTATTGATGAAGCTAAATTAGCTGAATTAGCCAATTGATTAGCAACAAATGAACCTGCATTACCTCTGGAAGCATTTATATTATTCTGAGCAAATCTAGCAGAAGATTCTATCATTCCTCTTTCAATATTATTAATATCTATATTTTTAAAATTAGTTTCCCTAGGTTTAAACTTTGATAAAGCTCCTGTTATATCTGCATTAATAGTACGCCTTGGAGTTGGGGCAGCTCGTTCTAATTGTCCTAATTGTAATCCATCTATAAGTAATGGCGCAGCCTGTAAGCCTAAGCCTAAAATACCACCACCATTACCAAACATATTACCACCATCAGCAAATTTTTCATTGTAAGTAGAAGAAGCTGCTCTATTAAAAGTATCTTGCTGTTCAGTAGGTTGGAATCCTACACCTTCATTTCCTGCAGTTGGTGGGGCAGCTTGAAAATTATCTTGTTGCTGTGGAATATCACTTTGGAATTGTTGTTGCTGCTTTTCTTGAACTTGCTGTCTAGTAGCTTCTAAGTTAGTTTGTATCTCATTTTTTTGTTTAATATACTCCTGAGCCTCTTCTAGTGATTTCATTTCACTATTAAGTGCCCTAATAGATATAGGATCAAATCTATCTTTATATGTTTTATTTATTTCTTCTGCTATTTTAGCAAAAGACATTCCTTTATATTTTTCTTGTAATGCCATATTATTCGAATATTAATCTATTAGAAAATACATATGCACTTCCCTTACCTGTTTTTATTTTCACCTCTTCTTCTTCAACCTTATTAATCTTACCGTTAGGACCAACTCCTTGTGGAATACCTCCATTGGGATTAGTTTCATGTAATCCACCTGTATTAAATTCTGTTATATCAGTAGAATTAATTTCACCTTCTTCATTATTGCCCATATAACCCCCATAAGCAAATCCCGCCTCTATAGGATTAATTGGAGCATTTACAACCTCATTAAATGCTTGTGCTCTTATTTCAGGCATTTGTGTGTCTAAAGCATCTTGCTTAGCCTCTAATTGCAATCTTTTCCTCTCGTCTTCTGCTTCCTGTTCTTTTTTTTGTTTTCTTTTAGATGTAAAGAAACTAACAGCTCCCCCAACGACTGCCCCTATGGCTGCTCCTATTGGTGTAAACGCAGCCCCTGCTGCAGCTCCTGATAAAGCTCCCTTGGCTACCGAGCCTGCTATTTCTTTACCACCAGATACGTTAAGCTCTTTATCATATTCCGTATCAAGATTAACAACTCCTTTCTTATTAGGGCTTGGGTTTACAAATGAGCCTACTTCTGTTCTGCTACCTGAAAAAGCCTGATCTGCCAAACCAGAAGCAAGATTTAAAGTGCTTCCAAAATTATCAGATTTTAAAAATTTACCAAATTTAGTATTAGACATGCGTTTTGTTATTATATCAAAGAAAGTGATAAATAATTATATATCATCACCAAAATTGAATTATTTTATCATTAATTTATTGTATATGAGAAGGTGATGTCATAAAGAGTAAATTTATAATCCTCTTCTGAGTGATTAAATTCTAATTCTATTAAAGCCCATGGTGCTCTAATTCTATTTCTAGTACTTTCTTCTCTAGGTAATGTTATATTAAATTCCCTAAATTTCCTTCTAACATTACTTCCATATATTAATTCTTTATTCCCAGATGTTTGATAAGAAGTATCAACTTTTATATTGTTAAATGTAATATTAAATTTATCTACGTTATCAGAAATTAATTTAGTATCAGTAATATAATTTATGTTGTCTATTATTTTATCACTAGAAGGCTTGTCATTCATTAATAATTTAATCTTAGAAGAATAATATACATCATAAAAAGTATTATAAAATCCTTTATCATGCTCCCATATATCATCAGTAAATTGACCATGATTTGCAGTAAACATTTTACTATTGATATTAAAATAAATATAGGGTTTAAAATCATAAAAAGAAGTAAAGCCATCTGCTATTAAATTGTAGGATACTGTGAATGAATCATCATCAGTTAAGAAGCTAAAATAAATATCTTTAAATCTATTATCATAATAAGATACTACATTATTAAAATTTAATGTAGAAACCCCTTCTACACCTTTAAGTAAGTTATTGTAATTATTATTTGTATACTCTTTTGTATAATTATACAACCCCTTAGTTAAACTAATTTCTTCGTTTTGACTAGCGATTCTATTAATACTATTATTAAGTATGTCAAAATAAAAAACACCAGATTCAACAGAAGTTATACTTTTTGGATGTAACGTTCCTGAATTTGTAGAAATATAATCATATCTTTGCAGCAACTCTCCTGAGCCTAATAAAATTGGAACATTATCACTTGTGGATAATTGCACCCTAGGATTAATAGAAAGATAAGAAACAGCACTTCTTTGAAATGCAAACATTACATTTCTAAGTTTAACTAATCCAGTAATTTCTCCATGCTCTGTTTCAAGAGTTATTTTATCATTAACAGAAATACTAGTCCAATTATCAATTTGTTCTCCTAAAAGTTTAATAGGACTAGCAATTATTTCATCACTAAAAACATTTTGCGAAGTAAAATTAAAAGGCTTACTAATAGCTTTGTTTATGATATTTTGTTGTTCATATACAGAATTATAGCCATAGGCATTATTTTCATCTAAAGCCTCACCTGTATTTTTAGATTCTAATATATCATACCTCATGTTAGAATTAACAGAAGATTCACATACAAAATCAACAATTTCACTTATAGTAGCTTCAACTTCAGAAGACCCAGCATTATTTTCAAAAATTCTTAATAATGGAGATTCCTGAATAAATGTATCACCAAATTTTCCATTAATATTTGAAACACTAACTAGTTCTAATTCTGAATAAGGAACATAAACATTTCTTTGCCTATCCGCATAAGTGTTTCCACCATATTGTGGTATATCATCATTATAAAATTCAACTATTAAAGCATAATCATCATCAGGAGTGCTTACATCTTCCCATAAGGCTAAAGAGTTATCCCATAAATCTTCTGATGTAAAAAATAATTGAGAACCACTATAATAAGTAAATTTAGTTTCAAAATCCATATCTACTAATGGAGTGTATATTACAGTAGTGTCAATTAAAATTTGAGGGTCTGCATCAAAATCTTCTCCTTCTTTAGTTTGAACAGACACATCGGCTTCAATAGGAGGTATAAAAGCAACTGTTTTATCCGTAGACAAATTACTTACTTCAAATCCATTTCTGCTACTATGTAACAAAACACTGCCGAATTTTCTTTTGTAAAATACTTTTTTAAATTCATATCTATTTAACCTAACAGAATCAGAAGCCCTTTCGAAATCATTTCTTATATCTCCCAATAAGAAATATCCGCCACCACCTTCATTTTTAAACCATCTATCAACATTAGCATCAGAATCATTTTGAACAGGGTCGTCTACAGTATATTGAAATACCTCTGCATTTTTTGCATCTAATTCGTAAGATTTTCTCAACTCTACTGGCTCATCCTTATTATTAGAAGCAGAACTATATGCCGTATAAAAATCAGCTTTAGAATACGAATTTGTATTTTTTTGAAACCCAACTACTCTTATTTTATAATCATCTCCAACAGCTAATTTAGATTGATTAAATATAAACTCTGGACTTATAATATTAAAATGTATTTTACTTGCGTAAGCATTACCTATATACGTGCCAGCACTATCTATTTCAGGAATTATATCTCCCCTATCAGGATATATAGTCCCAGCTGCAGAGTTTCTATTGAATGCTTGTGGTTTTTGAAATTTTTCTCCCCTATATGTATCTGGATATGAAGCTCCAGTAGGACCATCCAATATAGGATTTATTGGATTTGTTGTATTTGGATCAACTCTAAATGTTCTAGTTAAAGGTATACTATATAATTTTTCTAAATTAGACCCTACAGGAAAAATTGCTATATCCTTATAATCATTTTGTTGAAAAACACATGGATTAACTAAGCCTTGTCCTTTAACAGTTTTATCATATTCCTTTCTTTCAACAATAACTAATCTATAGCTAACTGCCTCTGCTGGCATATTATTAACCTTAACTTCAATATAAGCAAGTTCTGCTTCATTTGAAGAATTAATAAGATTAAGATATTCTTTTTCATTAGCAGCTGGTATTTTTAGATCAGCTATCCATTTAGCAAATGACTCTTCTCCATTATTATTTTTAAAAACCAATGCAACTCTATACCTCTCACCTCTTTTTAAAGAGGTATCAGAATTTGATTCAAATATCGTATTTAAACTTTTTTGTTTATATCTAACCCAATATTCTACATTTGGACCAATACCACCTATTGCATTCCTAGCTACATCATCAGGTAAATATTGCACTTCTCCAAGTCTATAAACAGCAGATGGATCATCTATAATAGCATCGTGTTCATCTTCAATAGCATTATAAAAATCTTGTAAGGATATAGTATTTGCAGGTGGCATATCATTTAATCCAGTGGAATGAAAAACATTGTAATCTTGATATGTTGAATTATGATGCTTTACAGTTGTTGTCCATCTATATTGACCTATAGTACCTAAATAAAGTCTGGTAAAACTATATGCTCTTGCATCGTAATCAACATCAAATTTATTAGTTTTATAATTAGCATAAAATAAATGCCCATCTTTATTAAGAATATGTTTTGGAATAATATTTTGTGTAGCTATTATATTAAATTCAGATTGAGCAATTTCCGATATAATAACATTGCTATCAGTAATTTGCAATGTATCAGAATTATTCTCATTCTCATAAATAAGAGATATTCTTGGTATTTGATCTAAAGAAGAATAAAAAATAGAATAAACTCGAATATAATCAAATTTTTGATCTATCTCATCTATAAGAATTATAGGAGATTTTGATACAGGACTATCTAAAGGAGAGCCTTTCAAGTCATTATTAAGAGCTACAAGTTTAGATAATGGTGATACTTTGGTTTGTGCACCATACTTATAATATAAATTATAAGTATACTGAATCATACCTGCTTGATGTGCTCCTCCTGAACCATAACCTATTATTTGAGGATTCTTTTCTATTACAGAAGGTGTTATTGTTATTTCACTAGGTGATTTATTTAATAATGAAGGATCTAATATATTAATAACTCTTACCTCATTTTCACCATCAACCCAATATACTTTTTCCGCTTCATTATTTTCCTTTATCCCCACAGATTCTATTTGGCTTTCGTACGTAAACCCTAATTCGTCTATATAAGCTAAATTTATTTCATAGAAATTAGAAGATGTTTCTTCCATAACCCATACACAATCTACTTCCTCGTTAGTTGTAAACAATACAACTTTTTTATCAGTAATAATTTCTGAATGAATTATTTTTACATTTATAATTGGAAATGTTACTGCAGATAATAATTTGTTAGTAGGGTTAACTGTTAAAATGGGTATAGACAATACTAATTCATTTCCTTTTTGATTAGTAACAGTTCCAAATTCTTCATTTGTTATTACTCTAATATTATTACCTTCCCAATAAAATGTATTAGAATGCTTAGATTTACTAACATCCTGATTCATTTTTTGATAAGTATATGTAGCTCTTTCTTGCATAACTATATACTGTTTCTACGTAAATACTCTTGAGATCCATGGTTAGTAAAGAAGCTTCCATGTTGTAAAGGTTTTAATATCAATCTACTAAAAGCATTGGAAAATGATTCTGCCTCATCTATTGTTTTTAATTGCCCAGCTGTTTGTGCAGCAGCTACATACCAAGCCCACTCTTGCTCAGCGTGATTATATACTTTATCAGGCAACTTCCCAAGCACCCACATAGTATAATAATGTTGTAACTGTATATAGGCTATACAAGCCTTCTCGAATTTGATATTATCTGGAACTTGCGGCAAGCCTAAATCATCTAATACTAAACCTCTATATACCATAAAAACCTCACCATCAGATACATCAGCATGAATATAATGGTTATTTAAACTATATGTAAATTCACTAATTTGATTAAAATCAGGAGATCCTAATTTGTGGTATTTTGAATGCATAGTACTTGAAGCATATCTCATAGCTACGTAATTAGATTTGCCTTTGCTATCAACACCTGTTTTCCAAAGAGTTTGGTCGATATAAACTAAATCATTTGGAAGAGTTCCTCTAAAATCTTTTATTTTTATAACACAATCTTTTATTTCATAAGAATTTGGAGCGCCTATTAATTTTATGGCATCTCCTATATATTGTGCTAAGTCAGATTCATTAATGCTTTGCATTAAAGGATTGATTAATACTCGATTAATTATATGCTTAACTGATTTAAATTTTCCATTCATAATATGTAGGCATCTATGTTATATTCTTTTGTTGCTATATTAATTAACTGCTTTATATTTCTAATAGGTGTAAATGTATAGACACCTTTATTTTTATAATTAGCAGAAGAAACATTGTATTTTAATACAAAAATATATCCTTTTGTATGCTTGTTTAAATGACGAACTAGTATCTTCTTTTTCTTTGCTTCAGGATCTCTTTCCCATAATTCAGCAGTTTTTTTAAAGTCAGGAGGATAATGATTAGTTAATATATTATTATGCATCTTTAACCTAGGCTTAAACTTCCGCATAGAAATTACACCAAGTCTATAAGGTAATTTAAATTCAAAATTTTTCATCACTATTTTTTCTCCAATAGCTGCATTGTAATCATTACATATATTTCTAAATTCAGATCTTGTTACATTATATTTTGTGTTTTTATGATATTCTTTTTTATAGAAATTAAAATAATCTGGCAACCCAAAACCAGGTCTTATTTTATTTTTTTTATTTTTTCTGCTGTTGTCCATTATTACCATTTAATATTGTTGCATCATCAGCACTATTATTTTCTTGATCTGTTGGCAATATTTTTAAACTAGCTAGCTCTTGAATAATTTCTAAAATAACTATATCAGCAATTTGTTTTTTTAATGGATAATTAAATGTTCTTATATTTTGATCTGAATTAACAGAATCATATTTTAATTGATCCATTGGTCTTTCAAACACAGCTGAAAAAGATATTTCATCGTATGCTCTTTCCTCTCCACTAGAGGATTTTAAATGAAGATACCTATCCCCATCAATCATTCCAAATATTTGGTCCACATCGTAATCACCTGAACCAGAGTAAATGAATCTTTTTCTAGAAACTATATTTATTGGTCTTTCAAACTTACCTACTGTTGCAATTCTTTCAATCATATTCCTATGGTCAAGCCCAATAACCATAGGAAGCCTGATGGTTGACCTAGTAGTATCACTTTCAGATTCGTATTTAGATGGCATATCTGAGCTATCAATTTCTTCTAAAGATAGTATGATAGTTTGTACTAATTGCTCATCCACAGGTCTTTGAATATTATTATACTCTCTTCTAATATATTTAGTTCTTTTATTATCAACTAAAAACATAAGATAATCATTAGTATACTTAGTATCATCAACATACTCTTTTAAACCCTCTCTTATTGCAAATATAATTTCTAATCCTGTCATGTTTTATAAATTTATTATGGATTCGGAAATAATCCCTGTATCTAAATTCAATATTTCATATGCAGTACCTGCATTAGTCATTTCAAAATTAGTAAGTATCCAATCTGTTGTTCCCATCATGGATGGAACTGTTTTATAACACTCTATATTTTTACAAGGTGCTATGCAATATTGATGTAAATCACCTTTAATCATTCTTATCCTAGCATTTCTAGGAATTGATTTTCTCTTTAAAAATGCTTCTATAAATGATTCTGTTTGGGGATTTGGAAACAAAGGAAAACCTTTAAACCTATTCTCTTTATCTTTACCATGTGACAATACATAATGAATATCTTCGTGCTCAATAGACCCAATAAAATCAGGAAAATTAACTACTGACACGTCAGGATATACACCTTCTACATAAGCCATTAATGCCCTTTTACAAACATAACCAAAATCACCATCGTGATTTGCATTTGTAACTTCCCACATTTGGTATTTTTCGGCAGCTCCACTATTAAATAAATTATCAAAAAAAATTTTATGCTCTCTAAAGTAAACCTCAAAAGCCTCTATATTATTCATATTTTGTTTTAACTTATGTGTTCTACTTACAGTAAGGCTATCCATGCCATCTAAAGCATCTCCCAAATCAGCTATTGTAATTGTTTTAAATGCACCATAGTTACTAACCAAATCATAAATATGATATAATACTTTATTCATCCTCTTAGAAAACTCTTTAGCATTATAAATGTTATCTTGACTTCCTATGCTTCCTATATGTTTATCAGACATCCACACTTTTAAATCTAAATTATTTGAAGATGTTACTGGTGGTATATCTTTCGTTGAAATTTCAGATTTAACTATTTCAGAAAAAATTTCACTATAATTAACAACATTATCTTCCTCCTCAGAAACTTCTGGTTTTAAAGACATTAACCATTCACCACTAGCACTTTGCCATTTAGACTTAATTACAAATCCTTCTGGAGCAGTTTTTATAATAACATCATCTATTTGTTTTTTATTTTTTTCTTTTTTTAATAACCTAGCTTCAGCCAATGCTAACTTACAATCTTCATATTCGACATCTATACCAATCTTATTAAATCTTAAAAGCAATTGTTCTGGGCTCTTCTTTAAATAACCTGGTTTCTTTTTTAAAAACTCTATTAATGTATTAATCATATTCCTCCTGTAATTAATTTTCTTATTAATTTTACTATAAATTGCATTAATCCTTGTATTTTACTTCCTAATAAATATACTAAAGCTATAATAGGAACTACAAATAAAAACCAAAACTTTTTATCTTGCCAAAAGTTTTTTCTAATATTAATTTTATTTGTTGTAATAGATTTCTCTATAACTATGAAGCCTTCTTTAGTTTTAACATTCATTTGTAATACACCATTTTTAATAGTATATGGAATAATGAATTTATAATTTTCATATATACCTTCTATATTTTCAAGATATGATAACTCTGTATATTTTTGAAATAATGTATCTGATTTAATTTTATATTCTTTTACTATTTTTTTTATTTTAGTTAATTGTAACTTTGTAACGGGATTATCTTTTATAACAATATTTACTATTGAATCTACTTTATTAAAACTTTTTGAAGTGTTATCAATAAGCTCATTATTAATACTGTCTAAACTTTTAGTGTCTTGTAATATCAAATTAACTTGCAAGCTATCAGAAGCTATTTGTATTGTATCATATACAATCATAGTAAAAGCATCTGTAACCAATTCAGGATATTTTTCAATTTGATTATTAATACCCTTATCAAATAAAATAATTTTATTTTCTGCTTTATTAATATTTTTTGCGGTTTTTAAAGAGACGCAAGATGTAATAAATAACAATAAAATTATTAATACTATTTTCATTTAATTTTATGTTTAACTCCCTCTATCATAATTTTTATAAGCTCATATAATCCTTGAAATATTATACCTCCAAAAGCACCCTTAATAAAAGAAACAGGAACGGTATAAAGAACTCCAGGTAATACAGTATCATTAGGGGTTATAAATAACAAACCTAATGAAGAAATAAGTGTAAAAACCCAATCATCCCATGTGAGAGATATATAACGCTTAAAATTAAATTTTTGATGTAATTTATCTGATTTATTTTTATCTTTTTGAAACATAAAAAAATTAAAGGTTAACCAACCAAGTATACAGATAATAAAATCAGATATTTGTAACATATTCTTTTAATTGAATTTGAAGTTTTAAAATTTTTTGCTCTAATTCTATAATTTGTTTGGATTTATTACCATCAAGTATTCTTAATCTTAAATTTTCATCTTTTAACTCTTCTATTTCTTTAGCTAGACTTTCTCTCTCCTTGTTATGCTCACCTTCTTTTTTTTGTAATTTTTTTACTTGTAATATTAATTTATCAATTTTATTTTCATGTGCATTAATTGATTTTTGTAAAGCTTCTACCATTTCTAAGGAAGCCCCAACTAAAATTGATCCCGCTTCTGCGTTGGCTCTATTAGCATCTGCTTTAAATTTTTTTTGCAAAGCCTTAAATGTAATAACACCACCTAGCAAACCACTAAAAAGAGGAATCACAAGTTGACCGTATTCAATTAAAGTTGAGTAATCTTCCATAGTATATTATAAATTTTATTTATTTGTTAATTCAAAATGCGGTAAATCTTGTAGATTTTGATCGTACAATAACTCTCCATCACCATCCCAATTTGCACCCCAACGCACTTTGTGTGATATTAATCCGTCATTTAATAGCTTATTAGCTACCGTGAGAATTACCCCTCCAATGTAAGCTAAGTGCATCTTGTCATAAGCCAATTTAGGTTTGCCAGAAACATAAACATATATATCAAATGCTTTTGAAGGAGAAAAATTATGCTTTCCTTTTTTACTTATACCATCTATTCTACTGTATCCTTTATCATAAAGTTCTTTTTGCCTTTTTAAAGTTCTATGACCTTCACCAATCCCAAAATCTACAGTACTAATCTTAAGTGATTCATGTGCTATCAACTGCAAATCATCTTCACATGTAGATAATTTTTTTAAACTATTTTTACCAAATTTAAACATTATATTAAATTTTTAATTAATTTTTGATAATTTATTAAATTCTCATCTAAAATAGCATATCTTACATTTTCTTGAAACTCAACTAGTGCAATGGCTTCTGCATCTTCAAGGTCAACATGATCAACATCTTTTTTAACTTGAGCCTCTTTTACTTTTTTAAGGATAGTCATTCTCATCATTTGTGTATTCAAATCTCCTAGTCCATCTTTCCCAGGTGTATTGACTGCCTGTATTATCAAGTCAAAATAAGAAGCTTTTTTATCAATTCCTTCTAAATCAAATTCTACATTTTTTAAATTTTTCATATTCTTTTTTTTAAATTGTTTTGCAAATATAAATATATATATCTATAAAACAAGAAAACCTCTATTTTTATTATTAAAATATTTTAATTATTATTCATCCAAGTCCATACATTAGACTGCTCAGAAGGTAATGTCTCTACTTTCTTTAAGAATGTATATTTTACGCTGCCACCATAAGCATTTAAGCTATTTGTTTGTGCGCCTAATCTTCCATTACCTCCACCTGTATTTGACGTTGGTAAGTTAACTACTGTTTCTGCGAGCAAAACAACATTAGAATCATTTCTTACCTCAATAGTACTTGTAGCTCCATTCAAGTAAAGTCTAATTCTATAAGTTATCCCAGTTGCTAAAGTAATTCCTAATCCAACATTAGCCCATCTAAGCTCACCCCCTGATTGTGTCCTTAAGGTAATAGAAGAACTCAACGCAAATATCACTTGAAAATTAGTATTATCTGGTGTAAATTCCATCCAAAGCTCGTAATCAGTAGTATAAGCATTCCCAGGCATTGTTAATTGTTGCAGGGCTGCTCTGTCAAAATCAACCAAACCTGCATTATAAGTTGGTATATTTTGTCCAGCTTCACGAGCCAAATTAGCCCCAGTACCTTCATTTGTCCAAAATTCATTTGTAGCCAAATCAACCGCTCCACTAGGTCTAATAGCAATGTCCCAAGCAATATCCGTAAATGGGCTAAATGGTGCTGCGGCTATTGCTCCTGTGTAAGGACTAATAGAAGTGCTACCAGTCATTGGAATATCATTTACAGGAATAACCTCGCATTGAATAAATTTTGTTTCGTCTTCTGAAACTAAAAGATAAGTTGAAGCAGTTGCGCCAACTATTGCTATCCTGTTTAATCCTGCTATATCATCTGATCTAAACCATTGGTAAATCACAGAATCAATAGTTGCGCCTGCTCCTGCATCGCCCCCTATAACATTAGCTGTTAAAATCTCTCCTTTTTGTTCTGTTCCTGTGATATTAACAGAAGTATAACTAGCCAAGATAGGGTCAAAGCACAAATAGCCGAATCCTCTATTATAATGATAGGCATTATTAATTCTACCCAAAGAATCAAAAGTTGGATTCATTGCAGGGTGATTAGAAGGAACAAATATATTGCCTCCTCCATCTATTAGACTATATGTTAACTTGTCTATTCTGCTGTCTTCAAATAAAGTTAAGTAATTATCTGAAATTATACAGTTTCTAACTTCAATATCACATATATCTAAAAATACTTGCAATAATGATGTTTGTGTGTTTGTCGTTGCTATTTTAAGTATGCAAGAATCAAATATTTTTTTCTTGTTTCCTTTTATGGTTGAATTTGGATACCAATCTCTTGCCTCTGCATTTCCTAAGTAAAGATGTTCTTCCGCTTCAAAAAAGCAGTTAAAGTAACTCATCCCGTCTGTATTTTCTAAAAGAGCATAAGCATTCCCGAGTGTTCCAAAACTTTGGAACATGGAATTTCTAATTACTCCACTACAATCCTGAATTTGCAATGCTCTATTTTGTGAGAGTTCATCTTCCCAACCTGCATCTAATCCAGTAAAATGATTAATATCAAGATTTTCACAATGGCTAAACTGCACTGATTCTCTTCCTGAGTGATTCGAAAAAATATGGTGAAGTCTTACATTCCTTAAGTTATGATAAACAGTTCCATTTACCTGACCAAAATAAAGGCTCTCACCAATTACATTCGAAAATCGTGAAAAACTAATATCTACGTCATAAGGTGCTACTCCTGCATTATTATCCGTTTTACTTCTAAAGCCACTAAATCCATTAATATTATCACCTTCAAAATCAGCGTTCTGAATCTTAACATTTCCGCTAGAAATTTCCCATACAAATACGTGGTCTCCGTAAAAATACATATCGTAAAACTCGATATTTTCACTTGTATTACCTCGTAAAGCACCTTGATTAGCTACTGTTCCGTCTCCTATTTGTGTTAACTTTGGATTGGATGTTCCCCCTGCTCCTTTAAATCTTATAGGAGTAGGGATGCTGCCGACTAATCCAACTATCATAACTCTAGGTGCGTGTGTTCCTACTCCTAAAATAACATCAGTATTACCTGCTAAATCAGCAGTTTCTATTTGAGTATCGGTTGGGGTTATTGTGGTAGTAGTTCCAAAAGAAGGTGCATCAGGGATGGTTTCATAAAGCAAACTTGGTGTTGTTGTATTTAATATATATGGATTTATAATTATCATAGTCTAGTTTTTAACTACATATAAAATAATTTTAAGCCCAGCACCTGGTATAGTTGACCCAACTTGATCTATATCAATTGTTATTTCGTCATTATCAATAAAAATTGTATCTGATATAACAACTGGTGTTGAAGCAGTTATAGATGTTTTTTCATTAATATTAATGCTTAATTTAGTAGACAATATTGAAGTTCCATTTTTATTAATATCAACTATTAAATCGCTACCTGTTGGAGCTGTATTTAGAGATCCTCTAATATTTAATAATTTATACCCATAAGGTAATCTAAATGTAAACTTATTAGTACCTACACTAATATTTGTTGTTTCATCACTAACTGCTATTATAAGCTCTTCATTATTTGATAAGACATTCCATGTATCACCATCAAAAAACTTATATGCATTTATAGTGGTATTGAAATATATTAATCCTGCTTTTTTTATAACTGGATCAATAGATCTTTTTGGTATTGGTAATCCATCTAATGTTGCTCCGTATTGTGCCATATTTTTTATTTTATTTATTATAAATATTTTTAAGTAAGCAATCCGTATGCTTGTAAAATTGCTACCAAATCTCCCATTGTATATCCGTTCCATGTAGCTGTATCATTTGATATACCAGAAGTATTTGCTACAAATGTAGCAGGTGTTTGGGATGTTGGTGTTTGTTTTGTAATAGCTGTCCCTCCAAATAACGAGATTCTTCCACCGACACTCCCAATTATTATACCACCTGTTCCTTCATTAGCTAAAATTAAATCAGAATTTCCATTTACTAGATTCTCAGGAATCAATGTTACAGCACCATCAGTAAGAAATACTCCTAACGATTCTTGTTCCGATGTTCCACCGCCAATTCTTAAAATATTAGCAGCATCAGCAAAAATAGAAATTTTTGTACTATCCGTTAAGATTCCCCCTGTTGGCGATAGAACTAATGTTCTACCACTAATAAGCATGTTAGTTCCGTTAGCATCTTCAAAACTAAATGAAGAAAGAATCCCTGCCCCTTTAGTTTTAAATCTCATTCCTAAGTTTGCACTTGCTCCTTTAGCCTCAATTAACCTTGAAGATGGTCCAACTAATGTATCATCTCCTAAAGTTAAACTTCCAGCAGCTTCATTGATATATACTCTACTATTAACAAACCCTCCTACACCATCGGATGTTTGTATTGCATTGTTTGGTCCTATCGCAGAAGCTACCACTTGAGCAACCCAGCTTCTAACTCCTACTATCGTACTAGAAAGCACAAAGCCATCTGTAGCAGGATTACCTAAGGATGCTTCGTAAGCAGAATCTACATCAACCCAAGCGGCATCTCTACGAGCATATCTTACCCCATCAGAAGGGGCATCTGCTATTCCACCACCTCCACTAGGCAAGGCAGCCTGTATTACTTCGCCAGTAGCAGAATTAATACCTAACATGTGAGTCTCTCCTGTGGTTGGAAGAGCCCCACCAATACCTAAACCAAGTCTAACTTTGGGCATAAAAACTGTAGCAACTGGACCATTAACTGATATGCCATCCCCACCAATAATAACACTATCAGTAGAATTTTGTAGAAATGAGTTTTTTCCTCCAATAATAATTCCGTTAACCAATCCAGATATAGAATGACCAGAACCACCTATTATAACTGAATTATATATATCAGTAGTAGTTCCATCGAAAGAATTATTTTCTCCTCCCAAAAGACCGCTATTGATAAGAACAAAAGATGAGGTAGATAATATACTAGAATTATCAACACCAATGGCAAAAGCATTTTCAGTAAAAACTGTAGGTATTGGAGACCTTGTTGCCAAAAAAGCATTAGAAGATAGATTTAAAGCATGCGAAACCCCCTGCAAATAAATATTATTATTAGCATCAGAAGTAAATTCTCCTCCCCCTCCAACTACTGTCTGCCAAGTATTATCATCTCTTAAAAACTTAGTTCCGTCAGGAGTTCCAGTGGCAATAGGGTTATAAATACCATTTGCAATATTTCTTGTCAGAATTTCTTGCCATACAGAGCTTGCTAAAAGTCTTAAATGGTTATCTGTTGAATCGTAAGCAATAACTCCATTAATTGCGGATGTTAAATTAGTATCGGGGTCAGCATTAACTGTAATGCCTGTGCCGTAAGTTAATCCTACCTTAAAACCTCTATTACCATTCCAATTAAGTTCAAAAGAGTTTGCTAGGGCATTTGTTTGAATAACTGTATTATAACCCATCATTATTGCACCTATACCGTCTGTCCTTGAGTTACGTCCAAATGAAGCAGAGCCCTCTTGGTCTGAAAAAGTATTAGCACCTATTGCTATCGTGTAAGCAGACTCTGCTGTAGAAAAAGCTCCTAAAGCAATCCCATTTAATCCTTGTGTCGAAGAATTTCTCCCGATAGCAACTGCATTCATAGCAAAAGAAACTATCCCATTCCCTATATTTACAGAATTTACTCCTGATTGTGTACTAGCACCAATAGAAATTCCATCTCCTCCAGCACCAGCACTTCCAATTATTATACTAGCTGTCGATGAAGCATTAAGGTATGTTCCAATTAATATTGAATTAGCAAAAGCACTAGATGAGTTTGCTCCTATAACAGTAGAGTTAGCTCCAGCTCCTTGTGCTATTAATCTAATATTGTTTTCATAAGTAAGTCCTGAAGTGCCTTCAATTGTACCATCTCCTGTCCAAACACCTACTTGGTTATTCAAAGGAGTTCCTACTTTAGTAACATCTCCGCCTCCACCTCCCGTAGAAGCTAGTCTCCAAACCTTTTCATTAGTTCCTGTTGCATAGTCATCAGGTCTTACTGTTTCTGGAAGTGATTCTATATCGGCTCCTGCTTCTAATTTATAAACATTAAGTGAATTACTTTGATTAATATTTCTAAATAATAAATAATTATTTAAACTTAGAGAAACTGTTCCTATAGCTTTTAGGTCGGGTATAGTTTCAACATCATTATTTATAAAAATTGCTTCGTCACTGCCAGGTAAAGAAGTTGTATATTGCAATGTCCATACCCCAGTTAAATATTTATACATTGCATATTCACCTTGAATATATGCAAATTCATTCTCATTAGGAGAAGGAACATCAATTGCTAGTTGAACTAATGAAGGTGATACATAAAGTGTGTATCCTTGAATTGCATTAATTAAACTTATTGTTTCTGCTTTTGTATAATAATTACTTAAATCTACAGGTGGAAATATTATATCTGCAATCTCTTCTCCTACATAAATTTTAATGGCATTTACAGTAGCTAAAAATAAAGGATTTGTAAGGTCTGTAATTACAGTAGCCACAATAGCATCTGTAAGATGCCCACTAAGATCTGGAAAGTCTGTTATGTCTGCTACTGTATGTGTGTGGGGTGAAGAAGGAAATGTAGTAGGCTTTCCTGTTAACGTAGCCCAAGTAACGGAAGATGCTCCTGTTGGTACAATATTCCATTTATTAGATTCATATACAAGATAATCACCCACATTTATAGTATAAGCAACTCCCCCAAAAATATTTGGGTTAGTGCCTGAGCCTGCAACATCAGCTATATATGTGTCACCTTGCGTTCCAACTGAATCAAGTATTGTTAAAGCACTTCCATTTTCAAATCCAAGCAATTGTAATACACCATTAATAGAAGTGCCTAATGGTATTATCTCCCAATAATTATTATCTATTAATTGTGATGGCGTTGGATTTGGTGGTGTGTTTAACCAATAAAGACCTGGGCTACCTCCACCAATATCAGCAACTACACATATCATCATCCTAGTCCTTCTCTCAAGTGTAATGGCATTCATTTCAGCAATGCTATCTTTTGAATGCACACCACCCTTAGTTAAATTACCAAGATGCGTTGCGTATACGTCAGCAGGATTTTTAGTGTCTATATTTCCAGAGATTCTTACAGCCATAATATTAAAATTCTATTGTTAATGAAGTTGGGGCATTATATAAAAATTCTCCTCTAAATATTTTATAATCATAAGTTGTATTTCCATTATTATAACTTACAGTAGATGGCAATGAATTATCAAAAACACTTTGTAAATCCATTGAAAAATCTAATCCGTTATCATTATCAATAAATTTAATTCCATTCGTGTTAATAAAACTAGGAATTAAAATAAAAGGATAACCTATCTGAAAAGAATAACTTCTTGATATGTTATTAGTTAATAATGTATTTGATATTCCATTTACATGTGATTGAGTTAATATTTGCCCAGTAGCATTAACTCCATATCTTATATAAGCCATCCAATTAATATTAATTCTTCTCTGTGCTAAAGCTACATTATTTATATCAAAACCATCTAATGTAAGCGAAATGTTTTGCGGTAAATTATATGTATAGTTAGGAGTTGATGTTAAACTGTAAAGAAAGTCATGTAAGTTTACATTTCCAAGATTAGAGAAAGCATTTACATCACTACAATTTATTATACCATCAGTATTTGTAGATACATTTTGAGGGTTTGACAAAGTCCAAGCTAGTGAATATGTATTAGCTAAATCAGTACCTATTTCAATATTAACTTGTGTGGAATTAGAAGTGGTAAATGAAGATATACTAGGACTGACAAAAGGACTTATGATTTTTCTTAAAATACTAGAATTTGTATTATTAAAAACACTATCACCAATATTAAGGTCACCAATATTAACTGTAACTAAATCTTGATAAGGATACACATCTAAATTAGAATAAGGTAAATTAACCCAGTCTGTAATACCATCTCCTAATTTATTTTTACTACTAACTATTACCCCAAAAGCATCCAGTACAACTTCATGACCTGGTTCACCCCTCCTCAGTATAGGATTTTTTGTATTCCATTCAGCTTCGGTAGCTACTAATAATTTAAATCTTATGTTTGCCATTTCTATAATAAATTAAAATCTGAAAAAAGTTCTGTTATTTCAACCCATATCAATGTTCCGCTTGCATCTTTTGATAGAAAATAACCCACTCCACCACCTGCGGGCAATGATGTACCTCCACCACCAATAATAGAACCATCACTAGTTAATACATAAGAAGTAGTATTCTTAGGAAAATCTAAATATGGAACTGGATCTAATTTATATGTATAAATTACATAGTCAAGAAATTGCTCTAATTCATTTCCTTCAATCATGGCATAATTAGGATATGGCAACCCTTTTAATACTATAGAATCGTCAGTTTCAAGTAACATATCTATAACCATTGCTATTTCTAAAAACTCTACAAAATCATCTGAATCTACATCTGGATTTTTTCTTTTTCCATATATAATTCTTCCAATTTCTGCATGTTTATATATTAACTTGTTAAGAGTAAAATATAATTTTATAGTTTCTGGACTTGTTAACATTTTGTATTAGTTTAATTATATTGAACTTGTGAAGATTCATTTTCTATGGAACTATTAGAAAATGAAACTTGAACTCTCCAACGCATGGAAGCACCATTTGCTATGGCACTTAAATAACTGTAAGAAACAGGAGTTGCTGTATCGTTATTAGTTAGTCTAGCAACAATATTTTTAAGGCTAAACCAGCTTGCGCCATTATTAACAGAAAGTTGGAATGTACAACTCATCCAGCTATCACTTGAAGAATTTGACCGCATAGTTCCATTCCAAAAATAATGAATTGCTCTTGTTCTTCCAACATTATTTGTATAGTTAGAAATGTTTCTACCTCCACTCATTGTTATTGGTGGAGAAAAAGCTAAATCCTGTCCATCCTGTCCATCTATGCCATCTATGCCATCTATTCCTCTTGGTATTCCAAAATTTAAAACAGATGCCTCTGGTGTTCCTGTATTAGTAACTACAGCACTAGAGCCTGGGGCTAATGTAGTAGTAGTACCAATTGATACGGTTCCAGATGGTCCAGCTATAGTAGAAGCTGTTCCTGTAATTCTTGTTACGCCCCAATTAGCATTTGCTTTAGCTGTAAGGATATTTATATCAGACCCATTAAATGTGGTAGATGCTTGATATGTATATGTATTAGCAATTCCATTAGGGGTTACTAACCATCCATCAGAAAGCATTTCACTTCTACTTGCATCAGATGATACAGGTATAGTAGGGGGTGTTAAACTATTACTACCTTTGAAATATATAACTACAAAATCAGGGCTATCTCCTTGTGAGCCTGTTTCGCCTCTGTTTCTATAAGCTGGCTGCCAATTAATAGTATCAACACCTGCAATGTTATTTACAATACCTTCAACAATAAAATATGTTTTACTTCCTGACTGTTTATACCAATTAGAGGTTGCTCCACTATTAACAAATGTACTATCAAAATTAGCTGTGGGTAAATCTGCAGGTAATGTTGGTGTTGCCAATGGCTCATTCCCTGAAACATCAAATGCAGCAGCATAATTATAATATAATCTAAAAGTCTTTGCATCAGTAATATCATCTATACTAACAGGAGTTGATATATATACAACTCCATTATAAGGAATCCTACAAGAAACCCCTAGCGAACCAACCACATCGCCTCTAGTAACAGTTTTTATAGTATTATTTGTACCAGATAAATTGCTAACTGTTAGTGTGTTGCCAAAATACCAAGTTACATTTCCATCATAGTTTACAGGCGATATAATAGTGCCATTCGTATCTAATACAGCTTTTAGTGCAATATCACTTCTATTTTCAGGAGTAAATGCTAAAGATTGATTAGCAGATCCTGAATCAATTTGCACAAAAGATATTACAGCCCCTGCACTATCTAAATTACTAGATACTGTAAAGTTTTTAACAAAATTTGTTCCTCCTATATTTATAGTAATTGCACAATTTACTTTTCTAGCTATTATACTAGTCCAAGTAGCGATATATATTTCTCTATCAGTACCATTAATTTGATGCCCAAAACTAACATCAGTTGTATCACTAACTAAGCTCACAATAGACCAATCAGTTGTGTAATCTAATTTAGTAGGTCCATCATATATTTTTATTAGAGTTTTAATTCTGCCAGTAGTTCCTATTTCACCTCCCACTGGTAGAAAAGTAGGTCTATCAAGTATTATTGAATCAACTTCATTAGAAAGTATAATCGAAGTAGAATCTGTTCCAGGTATTCCAGTGCTAGTAGAGGCTAATTTAGTTATAGTAACTATATCAAAAAATTCATCTATATTTTCAACATCATTGATGTTGTTTGCTGTAGATAGAGCAAATCTAGCAGTTTGCGCAGTTCCATCTTCAATAAATAAATCTCTAGTATCTATTTGTAAAATTTGATTGCTTAACGTATAAAAATTTTGATTCCAATTGCCAGTAGCATCATCTGCTACAAAGACTACTGTTATATCAAATGTATCAATAGTAACATTACTTATTTCAAAATTACCATTATAACTTGTAGTTCCTGTGATATTAACTTGGTCTCCATTGCTTAATCCATGTGCTACACTTGTAACAGTTGTTTTAACCCCTGGAGAGGTCGCTGAATCTGCAAATATAGTGATTGCTGCATTTGCAAAAATAGTTAAATCTAACCAATTCCCTGCTCCATCATCTCTATACCAATAAAATGTAACAGCATCTAAAAAATTTTGTCTTCCCCTAATATTCACTACAGACACTGGAAAAGATGAACTTGTTGTGTCATACACTAATGTAGGAGTATCAGTTGCTAGCGTTAATGACTTTGCATCATCTCCATCAGTAATATCTGTAATTGATTCCTCTTCTATAAAAACTAAATCAGGTTCTGCACCTGCATTTATAAGAGTTATATAACATCTAAATGTTGCTTTTGCAGTAACATAATTTGGAGCAATTACAATATTTTTAGTTGTAGCAATTGGTGTATCAACATTAGGATTAACTGGTATAATAATTTTATTATTATAAACCTTATACCATTTATAAGTAAGATTTGTAGTCAATTCTTCTGATCCCCTAAACAAATTAGCAGTTAATGTTATTGCAACTGGGTCTGACAAAGTTCCAGCTGCCGCATCTGCACTAGATGGATATTTAAATGTATTTTGTCCATCACTTGATATATAATCAATATATACATCTCTACCTGTAAAAGGCTTAGGTGCAGACCACACAGTCTTTAATGAACCATCAAAGAATTTTCTAGCTTCTGAATAACAATTAATTAAACTTGCCTCTTCTGGATATGAAGTATCAGCCCAGCCAATATTAGCTGAATTACCTGCTGTGTTAGAAACTGGATCATTACCAATAGGTGTATTAGCAGCTATAAAAGTAGGGTCATTAAAATCAGTAGTATCAGAAAATAATTTATATATTTTATCAATATATTCTCCAGACTCTTCAGATATTTTATCAATGCTCCAAGAGGAATAATTTAAAGGTGAATTTTCAGTCCTTAATGCCCTATAATTATGAATAGACGGATCGAAAGTCTTAACCCAACCCGCAGCAATTAAAGCTATATCTGCAGGAGATCCAGCAGTAGCTAATGCATTGCTTGGAGATAATGGGTTTGGATTAGGTGTAGACTGTGCATTATACCTGACTAAGTCTTCATTTTCAGGAATTAAAAATGGACCAATCCAGTCAGTCTTTAAATTACCATATACATCTTTTTGAGCTTTAATTTCATATAATGGGTCTGTTCCTAATGGAGGAATATCACTCCAACCCTCAGGAAAATTGTTTATACTACCAAACTTATTATATCTTCCTGGTAAATCAGGTATAACCGCTGCTCTAATAAAAAGATTTTGAACATAATCACCACCCTCAAAGTTCCCATTAATAGATCTTGGCACAGTCCAATCAAGATATATGCCTGTACCACTATCAGTAGCATCACTTCTTCTCTCTCTATACCATTTTGATTCTCCTGCAATATACACTGCGTCCCATAACAATTCCCCACTAGGATTGTCAATATATGGATATGGGGGTTTGATTCCATTGGCATCATCTCCCGCATATTCTATAGCATAAGTACTTTCATTAACAGGCAATTCAGAATCTACTTGCCAAAAATTTAAATAAAAATTAGCATTTGGTTCTAATGGTTGCTTTTCATTTCCTCCTATATCTAATTCATTTGGTGGAATAACTAATGGATAAAAAGATACATCAGGAACAAATAATAATTTCAAGGTTTTTGTTGAGTATTCACCATCTGTTCTTGGATGGGCATTAATAGTAACACTCATGCCTTTTAACATCTTATCAGGATGCAATAACATTAATTCTTCTAATGTATTATATTGATGGTATCCTCCTTTAACGTCATTCTGTTGAGTAATCCATAATCTTGGATTATTATTTCTAGGAACAAATCCTGTCGATATTTCTTGAAAATCACTCATATTATATTATTGAAAACGTTAAAGGATTACCAGCACTACCTGTTCCTGCAGTATTGTCATAGGTTGTTCTCCATACAGTATATTGCTCAGTGTACCCTTCCGAATTAGTTATGTCTAATGTTTTCACCTGTACAAAACCACCTGGACTAGGATTACCACTATCCTGAAAATTATTCACTATAAATGGAGAATTAGAAGGTGCTGCAAATATTTGATATTCATTAACTCCTGAATTCGTATATGGAATTGGATTAGCACCCTTTGCATTAACAGCCAAAGTGGAACTTAATAATTTTATATCTGCTTCACTAGGGTCGTAACTTCCAGTATCAGTAATTGTTACATTACCTATATATAAAAAATTACCAAACAATATAGAAGTACTAGATTGTACTGGGATATTAATATCATTTATATCATCATCTGCAATCAATGTGATTGTTAAATTATCGGTTATATTTTGTAAACCTACATTTAGCTGGTATACCAATTGACTAGTAGTAACAGGGGGTGGAACAAGTCCATTATCTAAAGAATGCTCTGCAACAGGTATATTGTATTCCCAATTTAAAATATAGTCTGTAATTACAGCTCCCTTAATTTGTAAAGGTATATTAGTTATAAAAGACTGTATTGTTAATGGTGCATAAGGAGTATAGCTTACGTAATAAGTAATATCATTTACAGCCTCAACTGTATTTACAACTATATTAACATCTCCACTTGCAACAATGACTTTTTTTTCAGGTATTAAAGAAGGGATGTTAAATATACTATCATTACATGAATCACAATTAGTATTAGCCATTATGTTTTAAATTGTTTAGTCAATCTCTCAATCATTCTTTGAGCTTCTCTTGGAGCAATGCTAAATTGAGATAAAGATGATCTAATACCATGGTCTAAATGTTGAATAACTTTCAACTCTTCATCACAACCACATTCAACACATTGCTTACATTCAAAATAATCCTTTGTTAGTTCATTCTTTTTAATCCTTAATTTAGTAGCTAATAATTCTTTCACCTGAACTAATTCATAAATATTACTATCAGATAATACAGAAACATCAAATACTGGTTGTAATATTAAACTTGTGTCATACTGTCTCAAATCAGAAGTTGGTATATTATATACAATTAGATTTTCAACAGGCGCAGGCACATTAGGAGATGTTGTTGTATTAACAAGAGTATAAATATAAGTATACCACCCATCAAGATTATAAGCTACCGCAAATGAACTCTCCTCTGTATTAGGGAAAGTATTATTATAATCAATATCAGTTGAAAGAGATGTTAATAATTGAGAATCACCTTCATAAGGTTGATAATAAACCTGTAATACACCAGCTAAATCTAATCTTTCAGTATTAGGAGCGCCATAGCCAGCCTCATTAAAATTTAAAACATACGCACCTGTATTATCTTTTATTGTAATAGATGATGCATCTGCTTCGTATGTTATACAAAGTTTTGGTGTTATAGGCATAATATAAAAATTTTTGTAAAAATAACAAAGGGTAGTGATAATTCCTTATCCACTACCCTTTATTTTATCATTAGATTAAATTATATTAATATAATTTATACCAAATCAGGAATTGTTTGCGTAATAACAGCTTCTAATTTATTTATAATTGCATTAATTGCAATAACACTAGCACTCATTGGACAAGCAATTGTAACTTCTTTTCTAGAAGTTGAAACATTGAAGTCTGTATCATGCTTAGAAATAGCTTTCAATTCAATTAACCCATATTCCTCTGATCCAATTGCATTGGTTTTTGTGTCAACACCCCAGTTGTATGGAAAATGTTGGTAACCAAATCCGTCACCTCTATTACCTCTATAGAAATATTCCATTAAGGCAACTTGTTTGCCTGTTCCAACACCAGGAGAACCACCTGCCGTAGTTACAATATCTGCCATAGAAAGCCCTGAAGAATCTTCATCCACAAAAACATCAAATGGAATTTGTCTTCCTTCATTTTTTCCTAAAGAATATGGCTGGTCTTTTTCAGTTATAATAAGTGTAGTTGTACCAGTGAATGTAAATGCAGTGTTTGTAGAAGCGGTTGAGCCTTCTTCCCTAGAAAAGTTTTTATTTAGACTAGTTATTAATCCACTAACAACGTTTGCAGCAGTATCTCCTGTTTGTACAACATACTGTGCATGTTTAGTATAATAGTTTTCAGCAGATAATGAACCGAAATTCAATATTCTAAGATTTAATACATACTCTTGACCAACAGTAAGATTCGTTGGTGTAACTGTAATTGATCTTAATACTGGGGCTTCATACCCTTTTGCAAAAGCAGTTTGTACGTCTTCTGATTTATAAGTATCAGATACAACTGTTTTACCATTTACTTTCATTGCCAATAAGAATCCCCCTACTTTAGATGTGCCATCAGATCCATCTGCATTAAAAATTCCTATTTCCCCATCCGAAGCCGATGCTTCAAATGCATTCAATGTAGTTTCAGCTGCTAAAGCATCTACTACAAAGATTTCTCTCATTGCGTTTTGTGACTGCGCCATAATTTATTATTAATTTTAAGTTACTTATTCATTTCTTGAAGACATAATCAAGCTTGTTTGCAAACTTGCAACCTCAAAAGACTCTTTAGCTAATTCAACTGCCCTATCAACAATTTGCCTGTGAACTAAAGAACTTAATTTACAATCCGTTTCGTCTGTAATGCCATCAATGCTAAGCCCCATTCCAGTAAAATCTCCCGATGTTAAATCAGTTAATATTATAGGAGTAGGCTTTTCTATGTATCTCATTTGATAATTAATCAATGAAAAACCAACTGGCGTAACAATCTCTACCGAATCAGTAAATGTACCCAAAGAGTTATCAACTCTCCATACTCTTTTTGAAACACCATCAATATTAGGTTTTCTAAAAGGATTCTCTTCCTGCAGCATAATCTCATCATGAGTAACAGGAATAGTTTTTATTGTATTATATAAAATGTCATTATTATCTTTTAAATATGATGACTCTTGTATAACAAAAAATACATTACCAGGTATTTTGACAAAATAATTATTGAAATTCTCAAGAGGTATTCCTGATAAATCAGGAACATCCTCTATTAATGAATTTTCATTATTAGTATAATAATTTTTAATTAATTTTTCTAAACCCCTTCTTCTTTTTTCCGAGTTTTCAAACCCATCGTTTCTAATATTAGATTTAGGGTCAAAGTAATTAAAAACTAATTGCTCTTGAGCTTTACTAAGAAATACTGATTGTTCATATAAATCTAATCCAGGAGCACCATTACTCCTAATATTATTATATGCAATATCAAATTCATTTATAAACTCAAGTACATTCATTAACTATCTAATTTTGCTTTCAATGTCAATTTAAAATCTTGGTGTGCTTCATTTTCAATAAACTCACACGCGTCTCTTAAAGAACTTGCAAAAGAAGTAGGCTCACCTTTAATATGATATTTACCAGATACCTTAGTAATCAATCCTTTATTGTGACATTTTGACACTAAAAGTTTTGCTTCAAATAATGGATCTTTAGCAACCTCTATAAATAATGCTTTGTCTTCTTCAACCACTTCTGATAATTGATTACTTAAAAATTCAATATCATTTTCAGATTCCGATAAATTTTTAAACCTAGAGTATTTTGGATATGATTCTCCATACACACGTAAAAAATCCACTATTTTACCCTTATCATTAGCTATTGCACCAAAGGCTCTCCAAGCATCTATATTAATTTTACCTTTTTGTGTTTTAATTGCACTAACCTCTTTTGGTCTTTCAATATAAAACTTATAAGTTGCTCTATCTCGTACATTATTGATAGATGGAGCGACTAAATCTTTATTGTGCATTAATATTTTATACTCAATATAATCATTTGGATCGGATAAATCCAACCTCTTAGTGTCTTTGGTTAACGTTACAGTTTTAGATTCCCAAAAATTATCATTCTTTTTATAAACAGATAATTCATCATTTTTCATGTGCAATAAAGATTCCAAGGTAAGCTTCTCTTCTTTTGTAAGAATATTAGTAATACCTCCTGTTCTTTTTAACGGAGCCATGATTCTAAATGATGTTCCCTCCATAAGGAAAAAAGCCCTATGATTCTTATTTTTAATCCAGCCAGGATTATTGTAATTTGGCTTTACAAATACTATTTCATCAGGTAATTCAAAAGCCTTTTCATTTTTCTCCATAATAATCTTCTTTTATTTCTTCTCTATACACTTTAGAACGTGTCGAGTAATAAGTGTAATTACTCTTTTGTTAATAAAGAGGCAATTAAACCTCTTTATCAATATTTTTAGACATCTAATATGTCTGGTATTAAACTTGCAGTTCTAGAAGGGTCTCTTACGATTGCCCCTATTCCCATTGAAGCTCTATGATAAACAGAACCATCAACAGCATTACTCATTAATTCAGTAGAAGGTGCTCCTGTAAAAGGGTTTCTTAAACCAGCTTCCCAGCCTCTAATATCACAAGTTCCTGTAACTTCTGCTTTTTGAATGTTAGGTTCGCCATCAATAGTGCCAATATCTAATATGTCATATCTGTAAGATTCAGCTACCCCACCATTTGGATGTAACAATTTGTTTCTTACTTTATCATCATACATAGAATCAACTTCTATAGTTACCTTGATATTGTTAGGTGCAAGATATTCTGTGAATTGGAAGCCAGCACTATAAGCATTTGAATGCAATTGGCTAGATACCTTTTGAATAGAGCTTGTATTTGTATTATCAAATCCAACAGCGGCAGCAACAGATTGCCATCCTGAACCATCCAAAGAGATAGCTTCATGAAATTGAGTTGCCCCTCTTTCACCAGTTCTAAGAACAAAATGCCTTTCATCCATAGATAATTTGCCTTCTGATAATTCTGTTAACATATTAGTTAACATCTTTAAAGAAAACTTATTATAAAATAATGTATTTGATACTTGCATTTGTTCTCTAATACCAGAACCTTGTTTAATAACATTTCCAGACTTACCAATATTATGATAATCTCCATCTGCATCTCGATTAGTAGTTGCAAACATCAATACTGTATTTTTTTCTTTTAAAAATTGTTGTTCAAAAGTCCATTCAACATGTTGCATCCAAGTTTCTTGCGTTACTAGACCACCAGTTTTACTATCAATAGTCTGAAATGGCATAGCCACACGTCTATCTTTCATATTACCAGGAGCTTTATGCTTCATTCGAATACTTGAAAATTCGTTTCTTAAAGCTATTGGAGAAGTAAAACTAATATCACCACCATCTACAGAAAGAGTGTCTTCAACAGGAGAGAAGTCCTTGGAAAATCTTTTTCCTGACACCAACTCAGAACCAGGCATACCATTCAAAACAGTTCCCATTAACTCACAAGTGTAAGCGTAATTAGTTCCCTCTGCAACAGGCTCTTCTTTAATCCTAATTGGATAAACTTCATTTTTTTCACCAACAATCATATGAACATCAGAGAATGCTCTTTCAGCAAATACTAATACAAATTCTGCTCGCCCAGCACCAACTCCTGTATCCCCTGCGGTTACTACAGTTCCACCTTCACGCCTAGCTTCTACTAGTGGATAATTTCTTTCACTAGACCCAATCAGATCCCAAGTGAACTCGTCATCATTATCAAAGTATTTCGTTGGAAACTTTGATAGTAATGAATCAAGATTTGCTCCATAAGAACTAGCTAAAAGTCTAGTTACTACTGCACTAGCTTTTTGTGGACTAATTCTATATATGGATTTTAAGTGATTCGCTGTAGTTAAACCACTCCAAGATTGGGGTTCGTATACTTTGAATTTTCCTTGTTGTAAAGCCATAATACAATTTTAAATTTATAGTTAAAAATATTTTTGTTGTTTTTTTTATGCTAGTTCTCCAATTTTTTCGAATATATTTTCTTCATTTGATGATATAGATGTATCAATAATCCCAGCCCCATGTCCACTAGCTCCACTTGACAATAAAACTTTTTCCAGTTCTTTTGTTGCGGCACTTTTTGCACTGGTAACTAATTTACTGAAATCCTCAAATCCATTTGTTATTTGAAATAAGTAATTCATTTTAATTTCAAATTCCATTGGATCTTCAGCCCTCTTCTTCTGAACAGCATTTACTAATTTTCCATCTATTTGTCCAACTGCTTTTGTCATTTGATTATAAAGTTTTGTTTTTACAACCTCTGACATTTTCATTGAAGGAATAATTTCCTTTTTACTAGTAATTTCCTTTTTAAGATTAGAAAGTTTCCTTTCTTTTTCTTTAATATTATCTTTAGTTTGCTTATCAGCTAATGCCATTTTTGCATCAAATTCAGCTTTACTTGCAATTTTTAAATCTTTATGTGCTTCAATAGCATCAGCTATATCGTCACCAGTATCTACCGATCTTTTAGCTAATAAAGCTGCCCTTTCAGGTGTCATACCTTTCATTTGAAAATCCTGTCTAATTAATGCAATACGTAAATCTTGATTGCTATCAATTTCATCATTCGTAATACTATCAAGTTGACTAGTTACATTTTGATATTCTTTAATATCAATTTCAGGTATTCCCTTCCTAAGTGCTATAAGATATTCCTTTTGATTATCATTTAATTCTGCAAATTCTCTATTCGAAACTTCTTTATTAAGTATATCAATTAAATCACCTGCACTTTCAATTTTAATATCAGAATCCAGGGAGGAGATAATGCCCTCTTCATGGAGGACACTAGCAAAAGAAGAATATGAATTAGGAGAAGTACTCCTCCCTTTATCATCTGATATTTCTTTTTCTTTAGCTACTCTCTCTGCCTCTATTTCTTCTGGAGTTTTACCAATAGTATCAGGCTCACTAACTTGTTCTTTTTTTGTTTTTGCTGCAATTTCTTCAGGACTTAATCCCTCGTTTGCTTTAGCTTTATCTTCAACTTCTATCGCAATCTCTTCAGGAGACTTCTCTTCCTGTGTTGATGTTTTGACTGCAAATGCAGCCATGTCATATTGCTCATCTGATGAAAAATCAACTATATCTTCTACTTCCATAATTATTTCCTCTTCTTAATATTCCAAATATAATTATTAATAAATACAATATCCTATTGTTTTTAACAAAAACTATAATTAAACCTAGCTATTGTATAACACTTACACTTTTCTAGTTACACTTCTATTATTCATTTTTTTATAGCAAGGTCTTCTCTTTTAATTTTATTGTCCTCCGCATGATGCTTGTCTTTTTGAGCCAACTCTTTCATTTTAAAGTTTATTTCTTCTTTATGTTTGAGCAATTCCTCATCTGTAACTAATCCATCATCTCCAATGCTTTCTTTCTTTAAAGAATTTTCCATACCAAGTATTAATTTAGTATTATTATCTCTAATATTTATTCTTTCCTTTAAATCTCTTTCGTCTTGAGCCACCTCTTCGTTAGAAGCTATTTGATCTTGAAATTGCTTTGCTTGAGCCTTACCAGCCTCTACTTCTCTTTGAATTTTTTCCTCCTCTTTAAGCTCAATAGCTCTTCTGGTTTCAGATAAACTGTTAGACATGTATATCTGCATAAGAGTACTAAAATCCATTTTGTCGTTTTGTATACCTGCTTGAGCAAGTTCTTTCATTACATTTTCTAATTGTTGATACTTATCATTAAAACTAATTAAAATGTCATAAGAGCCATCGGCAAAAGAATCATTCACTTCTAAATATTGAATACTCTCATCTCCTAAAATAAATTGTAATTTCTTATTTCCTGTTTTTAATGAAGTTTTAGCAACCTCTAAAAATGCTTCCAATGCCTTTCCTTTAAACAATTCATGTTTAGCAAATATTTGTTCTGTGATATGAGAAGATTGATTAACAGCCCTTTCAACACCACCTACGGTTTCTCTATTAGTAACAGCACCCTCTCTTTGTGGTGAAATGCCTATAATAGATGCCATGTCAATTTTTATATATTCAAGAAATTCTATTTGATTCTGAATATAATTACCCATTTGTAGATTTAATACACCAGATGAATTTCCAGTATAGCTACCAGCTAATTTGCCTGTTGCCGCACCTTTATTCCCTTCTTTAAATGAATCCTTAACAGCCAATCCATTAGCGTGTGCAAAATGTAACCACTTATCCATCTCCCAGTTTTCTGGAACAGTAGCTAAGTCAAGCTCCAACAATGGACCAAGATGTTTTGCCATAGCTTTGTTTAACCTGTCTTTACTTGCATCATACAAATATTGAGATTGTTTCATTCTATCCATTATACAAACAGATTGAAATTGATTAGTATTATGAGTTAGACCAATTATGCCAGCATGGCATTTAGAAGGATTATTTATGTCATTAAATTGAACTGGCATAGGTCTTAACTGGATATAGATACTATCAGCTATTTGTGTGCCTTCCCACATTTCATTAATCCACATTATTTTTGCTTCTTCCCCTTTATCTTCATCAATTTTATAATTCTCTGGGAAAAAATCATATTGTGTGTCTCCATTCTCATCATAGTATTTTACCTTTAATACCTTTCTGAAACTTCTCCAATACACTCTTAATACTCTTATATTCCCATTAGTATCAAAATAATTTCCATATCCCATAGTTGTTTCAGCTAATGAAATTAAATCACTAACAGCATTTCCTCCCCCTGCATTAGCCGTAGGGTCTACATATAACACAGGATCAGAATGTATATTACCCCTATGTTTATTATCTGCAGATTGCCCAGTACTATAGCTTTCAATTATTTTTATTTCTTTACTTTTTAAATCTTCAAAAAAAGTATCTATAATTCTGCCTGGATTCCAATAATCTTCTATAACAATTATATCACTATCTTGTATCCATTCACTACCTCCAGACCTTACAGTACTTATATTGAGAGGATTTAATTTTCTCATATATGGTTCATTTGATATAATCTCAACTTGTACTATTTCATCTCCTGATAATAATGCATCTTTAAAACATTCATTAAAAATATTCTTAAAATTTTGTTTTTCAGAATAATGCCTAAGAATACTACTAGCAGTCATTTCCTTAATATCTTGCCATTCAAATTTTAAATACTTATCATATTTTTCTAATATATTTTTTGCTTCTTCTTCTTCTTTGTCTTGAATAAGTAAATTAATTAATTGCTTTCTCCATAATTCAGCTTTAGATCTCTCTTTTTCTGAAATTGCTTCTGGATTAGATACTATTACTTTATATTCAAATCTCCTATTAAGCTCTTCACCAACTAACAAATCAATCTTTGGAGCAGCAATTGGATAATGAGGTAAACTATCAGGAATAAAAGAACCAATTGTTTTATATGGGTTAACTGTAAGCTCTAAATCAGTCATATCTATATATCCATTATATAGTCTATAATTAATATATTTTTCTCTACGAGATTTCCTTACTCCTTGGTTAAAAATACTAGATTGTGTATTAGCATAGTCAACACATTGCATTGCCCATTCTTTTGTTTTTTGTGATTTGGTTTTCTTCTGAGAAGGAAATCCATTTGGTCCTGTATTAGACATTATACTATTTCTGTTAAATTAAGTTTTTTACTAAGTTTTTCATCGTATCTTTCAATTTCAGACTCTGAGATTCCTTGATGTGTGAAATTAATATTAAAAAATGGGTCTTGTGCAAGACCAGGTTTGAAATCATTTTTATATTCATCTTTTATATGATAAACATACTTTTTATATTCCTCTCTTAATATAAAAAGCATACCAGCAGATGATACTCTATCAAAGTTACCATCTTCATTATATCCAATTGCTTCTTTTAAATAAGCTATACTCCTTATTCTTTGCAATTGAATTATCCCCTCATCTTGCCTTTCTTCTACAGGTGATAACATCCAATCAGCTTGCAATCTCCTTCCCCAAGCATTTACTTTTTTATTCGAATTAACTCCTTTTAATTTATTTCCAGAAAGATTTATGCCTTTAATCATATCCAAATCTTTAAGTATTTCTGGTACGTCACACAAATAACTTAAAGCATGTCTATGTGCAAAATATGCATATAAACCTTTCTTGTCATTTTCATAATTACCTATAGCATTATAAAATTTAAGCATTTTAAAACATATATCATAAAATGCAGCAGCTGTTTTTGGTCTGCCTGTAAATTCGGCTACTATTTCATCAGTTAACATATCCATTATTTGAATAGATCCTAATGAGTTGGTACTTGATTCATCATCATCATACGTATCAATTCCTGCTATATACCTAAATCTTGGTATTTCACCTTTATAATTACGCACAGGAAGACGATACATTTCTATTGCTCCATTTTTATTTTTATTATCTTTTATAGGAAATTCTCTAATTACAATAGCATCCGCATTTGGTTTAAAAACAACATCTCCACTTGCATTTATAGTTAAATCTCCTATATAATGCTCTGACACAAATGAATCATATCTAGGACTTATATCTTCTAAGTGAGATTTAAGGTCAGCTACAGGGAATATGCTCCCTTCCATTCTAATTATAGCTTCTTGAGGTGTATTAGGTCTCTCTGCTTTTTCTTGAGTTAATGCATTGCTATTAGTAGCATTCATTCTAATTAAATTTCTTTTAGTTAATAGTTGAATTAATGCTTTCACTGGATTAGAATTGCCATTTTCATCATAACATCCTTTTCTATTCATATATTCAGGTATAAACATTGCGCATTTTCCCTCACCCTTAACCTTATCAAAAACATTTCGCAACATCTTAACCCCATATCCGTCTCCATGATAAAAAAGTTCTTCTAAACCCTCAAAATTAGCCCCAGCCGTTCCGCCAGTGCCAAATGCTAACATAAATCCAAATACAGAATCGCCATCTTCTAATGAAGCTCTAGCAATTCCCCAAGTCTTTAAAAGATGTGGGAATATACCCCCCTCTTCATATAATAATAATTTACCACGCTTACCCCTACCCTTTTCGGGATTCCCACCTGTTAAAACACCAATAATTTGAGATTTAAATCCCTTCTTTTTCTTATCTACAGGATCAGTATATCCAGATAATTTCTTTAATATCTTATCAGTAAGTCTTCCTTTAGACCATGCAGTATTTAAATCTACAAAATCTAACATGTTCCAAGTCTTGTTATCTAATAACCCATCATCTTCCAAATACTCACTATCAGATGCAAATGCAAATGATTTTGAACTAGGAATTAAAAAATAATTTCTTGACAACATTGCAGCAGCTTTAAAACTATATCCTCTCCCACGTGTTTTAAGTAATGAACCAAATTCATTAGCCACTTCTGCTTGTTCAACATAATGAAAATACATATAATCACTATCCCATACTTTAGGAAATTCTACAACCCTATCAGTTCTTATTTTTTTCCCATCTGTATTATATATATCATGTGTTATATCAATTTTAGTATAATTTAAATACCAATAATAATACCCAGGAATCCATTCACCATCACTAGCTCTAGTGCAACCATTTAAACATTTTTCTTTTTCAGCCCTCCAAAATTTTTTATAGTCAGAATTTGGATGTCTATTAGGGTATAAATTAGTATATTTACCATGATTCTCAAAATGAATAGCAGACTTACGAAAATAATTCATATCTTCTAATACATGAGGCTTTACTATATCCACTTCAATTCTGCCTTCACTATCCCTTTTTTTATCCTTAGCATAGCCTCTTTTTTCATCAGGCAACATTAACCAATGAAGCAACTCAATGCTTTCATTTAGTTCAAACAATTCTGCCCTTATAGAGGAATCGGTATTCTGAATATCTTCCCAATGTTTAGAATCAATATTTAAATCATTTAATATGGTCTCATATTCATTCATTAATCTTCTGCATCTTCAAACATACCCTTTTCTCTTCCTCCAACCATCATATTAGAGGCATCAATATCTTGTTTTACCTGTTGAGTTAGCTCATTAATACTCTTCATAATAGTAGACAATGAAACTAAATTAGTTTTTAATTTAGCAGCATCATATAATAAACCCCCCTTATCATTAACTTCAGTTAGGTCAACTACTCTAAAATAAGCCCTTAAAGCTTCCACCCCCATCTTAGCATCTTCTAACACACCAACAGAAAATGGAATGTCCTTTTTATATAATTCTATTGCTTCCTTTAGTACTTTATCAGGAGCAAAATCCTTTTTATCTGGAAACACCATTTTAACAACTTCTCTATGCTTATCTTTTTCATCAGGAATATCACTAAAATATGATTTATAATCATTCATATAGTACATATATCCTAATTCTGCTAAAGCATTAGATTTAGATTTACTTTTATCTCTATCCCATATTTTTCTATAAACAGAAATCCCATACGCAGCAGGGTCAATAACAATAGTTCCTTTTGCATCTATGGTAAATAATGCTCTCATTTAGGAAGCACCATTAAAATTTCCCTATCACTAATCATTATATAATTTTCAGTATCCTCCTCATTAATTTCATTCACATTTTCAGAAGTTATCAAATCCCCTGTATTTTTATCAAATTGAAAATTGATTAATCTTGTTTGTCCTCCACCAACTCTTTTTGCTTGCAACAATTGCGTGTCTATTAAAACCTTATCCCCAGGCTGCATACTACACTCAACACCATCTTTGTTAGTGTACAATCCAGCTGTTGGTCCAGCAGCTATAATTGTTTGAACTTCACTTAATAATGATTTATTCACCCTCCCTGTTACATCTGTAATAATATTACTATTGCTACCAACATAATTTGTAGTAACTATAATATGATTAAATTGTATTCTCCCTATCTTTGGCAGTTTTGTTTTTTTTTGAATGTTTTTTTTATTACTTTTTACAATGTTCATTTTCTTCTTTTTTTTATTTAAAATATCAATATTATAAAATTCAATCTAATAAGGCATCTAATTCTTTAATAACTTTATCATCATATTTTATTATATATGAACCCTGACCTGTTTTAGAAAAGTCAATAAGCAATAATATTACCTTTCCAGCTGATTCATAACCAACAATATGCTCCTTCCTAAAATTGCATTTTACGAAACCAGTTTTTGGTTTCGGAGCAATTGGCTCTTCTATTAAAGTATCGCCATTTTGTATACTATATAAACTATCATTCTCCATTTTTGCTTTATGCTGTTCGTATTCAGCATATTCTTTATGATAAAGTCTTACCTTTTCTTCTAGGTCTTCTGTGTGTAGTGTTGCCTTACAATGAAATATCATTTTTTTTTCTTATGTTTTTTTTAATAGCCTTTAATTTTTTTATATTAATATGAATACTTCCAAGCCCCATAAATCTAAAAGTTGTTTTGTGATTTTCTAGATCTTCTTTCTCATTAATATTAGGAATATCTACTTTTTTTATTTCTTTCCTTGTAAATTCAAACTGCGATTCTATTACTGCTTTAATAACATTGCAAGGTTTATTGTATCTTTTAGATAATTTATTTATAATAGAGTCTTCTACAGTCATCTTTTTAAGTTAAATCTCAACACCATTTCAAATACATCTGTATCAGCTTCTATAACAGGATTAAATCTATTTTCTACGGTATTATTTTTACTAATAACTTTCATTTTCCTTAAAGTAGATAGGTGATTATTAAATGTAGCATCAGTCATATCTTTACCATTCTTTTTACCAAGTAAAATTCTCATTTTTACTCTGTTCTCGTAACTGAATACATCATCCCACTTATCTCTATCCTCTTCTTTATCAGATATATGGTATAAATAAAGAATAACGCACAAAACCTCTATACCTTGATTTTTAATCTTGTGTAGAGGTTGTGTCAATAACAAATACATTCTCAGAGTCTGAAATAGATTTGTATTGAAGATAGCCATCTTCTTACTTATCTTCATCTAATAATAGTAAATTTTCAGGTTGATATGATAATTCTCCACTATAGGAAGTTCCATTCATTAAAATATGCATTTTGTTGCCTTCTTCTTCTTCTTTAATCGTTTTTTTAATTAATTCTGGCTGAACATCATCAGCATCATCTTGATTGTGTTGATTCATATTATTAATTTTAATTTTTCCACTTGCCTTTTGGGCATCTTGAATTTTTACTTCTTATTTTTGCTTTTAGTGGGCATCCACAATTATTACATTTTGGTCCTAATAAACCATTCTCATTATAAAATCTACAATGAGGTTCTAATCCATCATGTGTAAGACATATTTTTATTCTATCTTTAGCTACCTCCTCTATATCCTCATTTGGAAAAAAAGTATTAAACCACCCATTTGCTATTTCATTAGCTATCACAAGTAATATAATAAGGATAATTTGGTATATAAGGCTCGGTATTAGGTATAGTAATAGGATATATACTATCATCTCTATTATATGGATTATATCTATAATGAGATTTATGTTCTTCAACTTCATTTATAGAATTATACAATATAATAAATTCATCTGTTGTAATATGACTATCACTTAACAACCTTGATATAATTTTCAAACTTTCCTTCATGCCACTTTTCCGTTTTCAAATGTCTCATACTCGTCTTCTGCTATAATTCTTGTATAATTAACAACTCCACAGTTTTCACACATATCTAAAGATGCCTGATCCTCACCAATTACTTCCATAATCGCAAGTGAATTGCAATTTTTACAGACGATAAGCAGTTCTAGATCTTCTAATTCATTATTATTTGGCTTTTGTATCATAATATTTTTAATCTGTTGTCAAGAATTAACAAATATGTATTCATTAAACTATGTTGTATATTTGATAACGCTTCCTGAGCACTCCCAACTTTCGATATTATATTAGGCTGCTCCAAAAATAATTCTAACTTTTCAATCTTTTCTTGTAATTTGTCTCTTTCTTCTAATAATCTTTCTCCAAATCCCATTTTTCAATTATTTTACTTTTTCGTTTATATTTCTTTTTATCTATTTCTGAGAAAATTTTACTTAATTTATTATTCTTTTTTTCATCTTCTCTATTCCTTCTGTATCCCATCACTAATTATTTTAGCCCTAATATTACCAAACTTTATATTAAAATTCAGCGGTTTCATCTGCTTGTCTTAATAGTTTTGAAAATACATCTACAAACTTTTCATTCCTTGACAATTCAGCTTCATTCATAGTATTTAAAATCATGTGAGTTCTTTCGTGATACCAAGTATCCAAAATTTTACCTTTACTAAGCTTCTCAGAACCATCCTCTTTTGAGAGTGTTATTCTGCTTTTTCCATACTCAGACAACCCAAAAGCTTTCATGTTATCCATCTTCATTTCATCCCAAATAACATTAATAGTTGTTCCGAATAATTTAAATTTCTTTGGTATATTCATTCTTATTTATTTTGTAGCGAGACCAGGATTTGAACCTGGGTCTTCAGCTTATGAGACTGACGAGTTAACCATCTTCTACTATCTCGCTATTTTATCGTGTCCTTGGCAGGGTTTGAACCTGCAAACTTTAAAAGCACTAGATTCTAAATTTAGCATGTGTACCGATTCCATCACAAAGACATTACTATTTTTATTAAGTTTCACTTTCTATTGGCTTGTTTAATATTTCTTTAAGACCTTCTTCAATATCCTTATAGGTTATATTATTATAAAACTTGTTATTCATACTATGTAAAGATTCAGCCTCTTCAACTAGAGCCTTAGCCTTATTTATCCTAATCCTTATCTCTTTATTATTCATACTGCAAGTATAATATTATAATATATAAAAAACAAGTGATAACGTATATTTATTTCTAATTATAAAATAAATAGAAAATAAATTGACAAATCATTGCATTTGTGAAAATTAAAGTGTAGCTTTGAGCACAAAGTCGTAGACTAATGACAAACCTACCCCAATAATGTGGTGGCTTCCTCTTGGAATCTCGTCATAGATTAATTAAACTTTACCAAGATAAGGAGTAACTATTATTTGGGTTGCCCCCTTTGTAGGCATATTTAAAAGCTAAAATAACATGAAAAAAAAGAAAAATAATAAAGTAAAAAAGGTAAGAATAATACAAAGCAAGATTGAAAATAAAATTATACGAAAAAAAACATTAAAAAAAAGAACTAAATAATTAGGAATTAACAGAATAAAATATTAATATTGCACAATGATTAAAATATACCAACATAATACACCTGAACATAGCCCTGCGAATAGCAAGGATGACTTTATGTGTGGGTGATGTTTTACCATTATTCATAAAAAAATCCTTTCTAGATTGAATAGAAAGGATTTTTTTATGAATAATATCTAGGTACGATCCATTGGTGTGGTTGCCTCACTTGGAATGAGGATTATTAAAGGTTCGAATCCTTTTACTTAGACTAAATGTTCCCATCGTCTAATGGTTAGGACGTTAGCTTTTCAAGCTAAAGATCAGAGTTCAATCCTCTGTGGGAATACTATAATGAGGAATAGCACAACTGGTAGTGCATCAGATTTTGATTCTGAAGATTGTAAGTTCGAATCTTGCTTCCTCATCACATCCCTCCTATAGTTCAATGGTAGAATATCTGCTTGTGATGCAGAAGATGTGGATTCGAATTCCACTAGGTTGACATTGAAACATTAAACTATTTACTATTAATAGTTTAATGTCTTATCGGTCTTTTCGCAATTGCAATAATAACATCTCTCACAATATATACTACCATAGAACATTGTATTAATGTTGCAAGTATATAAGATAAAGACTTTATAGTATACATTATTATATTATATATATGTGTATCCATCGTTTTTATATGCAATATAATCAAATAATTGCCAAAAACAAATTTTACTGGCGTATTTTTGAAACATTAATAATAATTATAAATAATTGCCTTTAATACATACCAATATAAAATTTTTGCTATTTTTTTAAAAACTTTTTGTAAGCAAAGTGTAATTAGTTATTCTAAAATTGCCACCCCCCCCAACCCCCCACATTCATATAATATGTTTATTTTACTTTATTCTATTTAAAAAAAATTACTGCGTGTAAGGTAGGGTGTAGGAACTATATAAACACCCCCACCCCTTTCCAAAATTGGGATATACCCCCTCTTGTTAATCAATCAGTTTATTCCAAATAATATTGCAATATTCAATCTAAGATCAAGCAGTTTATACAAAGCTTATGAATAATACACAAATCAATCTCACAAAACCTCTTGTATTACTTTACAAAGAATACACAAATTCATTACTTAAAACCTCTTGTGTTACCGTACAGTACACAAATTCATTATCTAACCATAGTATTGGTGGTAATATTGCCACATCATCTCAATTAATTATTATGAACAAGAATTCAATAATCAAAATATCTGTAATCAAAGAAGCAACTGAGAAGGGGTTTCAAACATTACAGTGTAGTGTGTCTAATGGATTTGCTGTTAATAGCAAGCCTACATACATACTATCAACACCAGAAGCTATTAAAGCTGCGGAATTAGTAGAAGGTATGGACATATCTGAAATGGTTCACAAAATGGACATGAAAGAAACTACTACTAAAAGCATTGATACTTCAACTGGCGAGGAGTTTGAATTTAACTGGTTAACAGTTTAGTTAGCAAGGGGAGAAATCCTCTTGTTTTCATTTGTTTTATTTTAAATAAGCTAACTTTATATAAAGAAGTTGTAATTATTAATTAATTATCATGACTAAAAAGAAATTCATTAATCAGATGTTAAGATTAGGTATTGAGTTATCATCAACAACTAATGTAGTTGAGAATGATATTATTATTGAGGCTGCTAAAATACTTCATAATAACTATATTAGAAATCTCACTATTTCTGATTTGGCTAAGTATCATAAAGAAGAACTTTAATAACTTAATATTATGAAAAAATTAATTGAACCAGTAATGCTATTCATTGGAATAGTATTACTATTATTGTATGTTATTAGTATTGCGCAACTTATATTAATGTAAGTTGTTCCTTATATATAGGAGTAATAAACTTAAATTTAACATTATGGATGATGAAACAGCTTTTTTAAAAAAACTAATTAGAAATGCAATACTGTTTATTGTATGGATTTATTTATGCACTCAAATTAGTGGATGTAGATTATAGTAATGACTTTTTTATATCTAATTTAGTATTTGCAATCTGTAAATATATAATTTTGAAAGACTATGGTCTGATTAGCCATTGACTATTTAAAATTAATGACAAATACTAATTAGGTATAAAGAAGTGTTTACTATTAATACTTAAAAATATGGAAGAATCAAATAAATTATCTTATGAAGAATGGTATGCACTCTTTGAAGATGAAATAAATATAGAACTTGCAGAAATAGGTGCAACTAGAGAATTAGAATTTGAATTGAGATATGAAAAGTATTTAGATATATAAGTCTAACATCTAGCAAATACAAAATAAATAACAGGTAATTCTTATACCAACAAAATAGTAAAGGTTTTTTTACTAACGTATTTAATATAAAATCCTTAAAGTTCTGTTATTTTAATTGTTAAACATATTCTATATTAATACCATGGAAAATTATATATAACTTATTTGCTAGCAATAAAAGTTGACTCTAATATTGTCGTAAATAAGGTATTATATTAATTAAATAATAAATAAAGTTTCTAAGCCTCTTTGTATAAGAGCAGCATTAAAAACCAAACTGGATAGGGAGGTTCTTTATTTATTATTTTTACTAATTATAAGTTATTAACATTGTGGATAACTTGTTGGTAACTTAGTAAATGTGTTGTTTAGAGTTAATTGAGTGGGTTTATTAGGGGTTAGGTATCAACATCCCACACCTTCAACCTCAACAAAATTATCAATTTCAACCACATATCATTAAAAACTATAACACTAAACACTATGAAAGGAACATTAAAAAAATGTATTATAGCAAAATACGATAAAACAATTAAAGAGCCACCATACTTAACTATCAAAATTAACGAAATAGAAGTATTAGAGCCTAAAGAAGATGATTTAGGTAGTTTATTTGCTAAAATATTAAAGCAAGCCTGTATAGATAAGGGATATATTTTTAAATTCTATACTTTAAGTAGAGAAAAGAATTTTGATTATGAAATTGTAGTTTATTAACATTAAAATATCATGAAACAAACAAAAGCTAACACTATAAAATCATTATTTGAAACTTATTTTGATGGATGTTATGGAATAGAGTCACAACCAAATACATCAAATACTTATACAATGGGAGTTTGCAAATTAACTTTTAATAAAGATATATTAACAGTATATCTTAGAAGACCTGGATTATTAATAGGCAAGGGTGGAGAAATTATTAATGATTTAAGAAAATATTTAGGATGTAAAGTTCATATAACTGAAATAAAAAAACTTTAAAGAAACTTACTTTAATAAAATAATAAATCACTTAAACACCTTGGAAATTAAATAACTGTGTAAATTGCAATAATAGTTGTTATATTTACATAGAAGAATTCACGTTCTTATATAACGTGCCAAGGTATTTATTTATTAAAAAAATCATTATGGAAAGAATATCGAAAGAAGAATTTACAGGAATATTATTATTAGGAATAATAATAATATTATCATTTGTATTAATAATAACTTAAAATTAAGATACTAATCATATAATCACTAATGATATATTAGTAAAGAAGGAAGCTTTGATTATATGTAAAAAACCCCCTAAAGCACGGCATATATATGAGGTGAAGAGCTTAGACACCATACTGCTTGTTAATTATGATGATTAAAGTAATTATCTAAGAAAATTAATAGGGAATGTAAAACAAAGATCATTGGGGGTTTTTTTTAACTATAACATTAAACACTTAATCATGACAATAATAACAACTATAATTTTAGTAACATTTATAATAATGTGTATATATAATATTTTAAATGATAACGATAATGATGATGATAAATTAACTTTTTATTAATCAAAATATAAAACATTTAAATAATATAATATCTTCAAAGTATAACTTCAAATTAGCGAGTGAAACAGATTTGTAATAATTGGAAGTAATTACCATTTATGTCACAAATAGAATACAGATACCCTGCTCTTTAGTGCACTAAAACAGGTCATGCTTAATTAACATGAGTTAAAATATCAGAGATATAATATTATTTATTTAAGTATCAAATAATGCTTTAAAATTTACTACTAAGCAGAGAAGTTTTTAAAGATGTAATCAAATAAATAATAAGGTGCTTGATACGTAGAGCTGAAGTATAATGATTAATTATCTACGTTGTAGAAAGCAAGCTAAGTGTACAGTTTTAACAGTCAGCCTTATTTTAAAACAACTCCAAAACATTGAGGAGTATAAAGAATATACTAATAGAAATATTAGATGTGTTATAGCCTTGAGAAAGCTATGCAAGGTGAAATTAATAAATTAAGTTAACTAGACTTGCTTATCATAACACAAATTAGTTCTCAGCAAGTACTAAATTTAGCATATAATTACAAAAGAAGAAATGACTTCAATTATATGAAACTAATCATTTGATATTCTAGTCTAAGCTAGATATAATAAGTGACCTTAATAGATAAAGCTAAAGGTGCTAATAACAATTAAACAATTAAACTAAAATAATATGAAAAAAATTAAATTATTATTTATAATGTTATTATTAATAATATCTATTGGATGTAAAGTAAGAAGTATAGGATTTAAAAACAAGTATAAATTTACTATTCGAGTAGATAATATGAGATTTCATACAAATAATTTAAAAGTTGAAGAATCAGTTTTACACTTTATTGACAAATCTGGAAAAAGTTATCATATTCCAACTGTTAATATTGAATATATTAAAGAAAATTATTAAATGAAAAATAAAAAAACATATAATATAGGGAGATGGTTAAATTATGGAATAGTATTATTAATAATAATTTTAATAATATTTTTAACTCATTTTATAATTACAATTATATAATATTTATTACAATTTAAACAATAAAATTATGACACCATTTTATATAGTGATAACAATAGCAATAGTTGGAGTAATGAGAATTATTCAAACTGCATTAAAAAGATGATTTTTCATAATGTAATAAAAGAAACTTTCTTTTATTAATTTTAAAATTATTCTTTCTTTTATTTTAACATTTTAACATTTTAACATTTTAACATTGAAATTATGAACATTGTAGAAAAATCTAAAAAATATGCATGTGAATCCCATGCCAATACTAATCATTATTATGATTTTGATAAGCCATATAGTACACATTTAAATATGGTATATAATATAGCTAAACACTTTATATCGTTAGTTAATGATGAAGACCAAGATAATGTATTGGCAGCTTGTTGGACACACGATATTATTGAAGATGCAAGACAAACATATGATGATGTTTTAAAAAATACTAATAAAACAATAGCTGATATTACTTATGCTCTTACTAATGAAAAAGGTAAGAATAGAAAAGAAAGAGCTAATAATAAATATTTTGAAGGCATTAGAAATATACCAAATTCTTCTTTTGTTAAATTGTGTGATAGAATAGCTAATGTTACTTATTCTAAAAAAAATAAATCACCAATGTTTATTAAATATAAAAAAGAAAATAGTATATTTGTAAAGTCTATAGATCAATTTGGATTAAAACCAATGATACAATATTTAGATGACATTAGTTAATAAATATGGGGCTGACTGATATTGACAGGATGATATTGATAATATATGCAAGCACGTGATGATATGAGACACGTATGAAACGTATCAACTTAATAATTAACAAGAATGAAAATTCTGCTGAAGACATACAAGGTATGGAATCAGCTTTAGCTGAAGCTAAAGTAATCTTAATGACTCCTGTAAAGGAAGAAAGAATGCTAATTGCAGCTTAATCGTTTAATTGTATTTGATAAAGGTTTATTAATTCCTTAAAAATTAAATAATGCGAATATATAATTAGTAATAATTATTAAAAGCTTGTAATATCATATATTATTTATACATAGCTGGACCAGAGTTTGATTCTCTGCAGCTCCACTTAACCAAATATGGTACTCAGTCTGTAAAAGGGTAGCTGAGTTACTATATTTGAATTTTATATTTAAATTAAACAAAAGTAAAATGAAAAAAATATTAATTTTAATAACTTTAATAGGATTTGTGAGTTGTAATTCATTTAAAGTTGATCCAATTACAGCATACATAATTGATGAAGGTCAACATAATTCATATTCATATAATTTTAATAATAAACGTAAAAAAAATCCTATTGCACCTATTTTAATACGTGGTAATAGATTAGAATTTAATTTTATGTTTACATCTCAACATATTTACAATTATAATATTAAAGATGGTGATGATATTAATAAATTATATGGGATAACATCTACTAAGATACATCAAAATTCAGCACGTTTTGGGTGGAGGTATATTGGCAATAATAAGTTTGAAATATTTGCATATTATTATGTAAAAGGAATTAGAGATTGGTATAGTCTATTAATAGTTAAAATTAACGAAACTGTTAAATATTCTATTGATGTAAGTAATAAACAATATACTTTTGGTGCTAATAATAATTGGCATCATGTATATAATACAAAAAATATAATGGCATTTAGATCATATCCTTGGTTTGGTGGCAATAATACTGCACCACATAAAATGATATTTAAAATAATAGAATTATAGAATACTGGCTCTAAAGTATAGGATTACTTAGAGGGATTTCAGAAACAGCCTATAGTTTCGTGGAAAGGGAGCTAGATAAAGGAGTCGTAACTAGTAAGATAGTAAGTCAGGTGGGAAAGGCTATCATTTTTTTTAATTTAAATTTATATAATATGAAAGACCCAAAAGAAAGAGAAGATGTTGAAGATTATACTCCTACAGAAGAAGAAAAAAATGAGATGAAAGAATATGAAGAAAAAATAGAATGGTTTACAGAAAGAAGTAGGGGATGCAATTCTAAGAGAAGATGTAAATAGATTTCTTTAATTATTTTCAATTGTTTAAATATAGTTAGATTTTTAACACAATTGAATATAATGATAAATTTTATCCTAATGGTTTGTAACGGCTATTGTATGAAGCGGCACGATTTTACCGCACGAATTTTAAACAATAACTAATGACTGAAAACAAAACAATACTTCGATTAAAAGACAATGTAAGTGCTGATTTATATACATTGTTAACTACTGGGCGGATTTTATTTATGACGCTTAATAGAAAATGGTACACCAAAATTGCGTGTGGAGAAAAGAAGGAAGAATATAGAATCATTAAGCCTTATTGGATTAGACGATTTATAAACTGGATGAGCGAACCAAACTGGGGAATGAACGACTTTGTGAGAGAATTTGAATATCACGGCAATGAATTAGGCTTTATTGAAAAGCACGGAAAAGAATTTGACTTAATTGTATTTGTTAATGGATACGGAAATGCACCAACTACAATAGTAGAGCATAAAGGGCTTGAAATAAAGACTGGTAGAGAAGATTGGGGAGCGGTGGCAGAGCAATTTTATTTAACTATTAAACTTGGCAAAGTGCTATACACCGAGCCTTGTAGTTAACGGTTTGTATATGATTTTGTAGGCATAGACAAGCACGAACTTTGGATTAGATACCTACTTAAATAGAAAGAATTAAACATTGAATTATTAACCAACTGCCTATAAATTATATACTTTGTTATATATCTGGGCGGTTTTAAAAACAAAAAGATTATGACTAAAGAAGAATTTAAAAACAAGTACTTAAAAAACGCTTTCTTTTGGATAAATGAAGAGAACCATATTAAAATACAAGAAGTGATGCAAGAGTTTGGCATTCGATGTGTTACTGGAAGTGGATTTATAAACTGGCACGAAGGATTTAAAAACTTATGTACTTTCCCGCCAAACGGTTTTACAGGACACGAATTTTACCAAAAAGTAGATGTGTGGACACCAAACGCAAGATATGGAGAACCTAAAAATATTGAGCGTTTTTTTGTTGATTATAAAGCACTAACGTAGCCTTGTATATAACTTTAAAGAGTATGATTTGTAGCGGTTAAATAACTAAAAATAATATTTAAAATGAAAACAATAATAGATAATTTAAATGAATTAAAGGAACTAAATATTTAAAGTGTGGAAAAAAATATATTGTAACCAAAGATTGCCTAGGTTATTTTATAAATGTAAGAAACGATAATGAAGTGATACAAGCTACAAACTCATCCTTTTTTAAAAAATAATTACTTACAACTGAATAGTATAACAAATTTTAAATTTAAACATTATGACAGGAGAAGAATATAGTAAAAAGTACGATTTAGCTATCAATTTTAAAATAATGGCTAAAGAAGCATTTAATGAAGGATTAAAACAAGGTCGTTCAGAAAATGAAACCAAACGTTTTAACAAACTTAAAAGGGAAGTAATAAAATTAAGGGAAGAAAATAAATGGATGAATGGTGTACTTAACGATCCTGAAAAGTTAGCGGATTGGATTGGTGGAATTTAATTTTTGTTATACATAGTTAATAGCTTTTTTAGGTAAGTTTACGCAGAATAAAATTAACACAAAAATAAGTGAACAGAATACAAAAAGTATCGCAAGAATTACGTAATATGCTAAAATTGCATACTAACGTAGCGGTTATGGCTTGTGCGGTTAAGAAGTTGAATTTTAAAATAACAATTAAATAATATTGAAATGGAAGCAAAAAATTTAAGAATTGGAAATTATTACTATCAAGATGGTTTTTATAGAATTGAAAGAAATAAACCAAGAATATATATACCAACTAGGAATTTTATATTAAATAAAGAAACTTTAATTTGGCTACTTACAGAAGGCGAATTAGATTATATTAAGCCTATAAAATTAACAGAAGAATGGTTAATAAATTTTGGATTAATTGAAACACATTATGGCGAATATATTTTAACTAATAATTATTGGGGTATCTATTTTTATTATGATAAAGATGAAGAATATTGGTTTGTAAATGCTAATAATGAATATGCAATATGCAAATTTAAATACGTACACGAATTACAAAATTTATTTTTTGCTTTAACTGGAAACGAACTAGAATTTAAGCATAAGTTATAACCTTAGTTGGTATTTGTTTTGGAACTGGTAAAAGCACTTAGCAAATAAACGCCAAAATAAGAAATTATTGGCAAACTTTTGTAGATACATAAAAACAACCAATATAAACTGCAACGGAATACAGCTATGAAGCGTTGCCGACTAAAACATTATGCAAGTAGGAGAAAAATTTGATTTTAAAAAATTGTCAATTAGAAATGTAGATGCAAATTATATCCTAAAAATATTACGTTCTAATATGTCAATATTCTGGTCGTGGGGTGCACGTGCATTCGTTGACCTTAATGGCAAAGGTTTACGACTTACAGTTAGTGGACACCATCACAAAGGTCATTTGTACATTGTTCTAAATGGTGCAGACTTATTTGACATATACTACTGCTCTAATCGTGGCACTATCAAAGATGTACATACCGATATATTCTTTGACCAATTGGTTGAGGTTATTGACAACAAAATTGAACGTATAGCAGACTATACGTATTAAGATAAGCGAGTCCGTCAAATCTGAACGGAAACTAGGTAAGGGGGTTAAATTCCCTTACCTTTTAATTTCCCTAAGTATTAGGATATTAAGATAGAACAATGTACATTTGTTAAACACTAAAGCAAAAGAAGCTAAAGAGTTTGTGAAAATAGAATACGAACAGTACCAATATGACACCTTAGTAACTAAGGACAGTAATGGCAAGGAAGAATCTACAAGTATTAACTATAAAGAAATGGTTAATTGGATTATACGCACTAAACCTAATGGTGCGTAACGCCTATTGTATGGTGCGTTATAAAGCTAAAATTGATATGAAAACACAACCTAAAAGTACAAGAGAAAAAGTAACTATGGAAGAAGTAAATAAGGCACTATACAAATTGTTAGGTGCTGTTGGTTCTTCTGTTGAATTTACTTACAAAGGGGACAAAAAGGTAAAAGGAATACTTCTTGTACCTATTGAGGAAGGTATTTTGCTTGAAATGCAATCGGACTACATAGCTAATGAAGAATGGTTTGCAGGTGAAAAGAAGTATTTCGAGAATAGGACGGTGTATAATTACAATTGCACCTAATGGCAAAGAGAGTAGTATGGAGGGGTGGAAATGTTGCGGTTAATATAGGCTAAACGCATTGCGTTTATATTAAAATCAATAAAATAATATAATATGAATGAAACATTATATCCAATTCAAGTTGTTGCTCAAATGATTGGAGCATATATTTATGCAAAAACACAAGTTAAAATAATTGTAGAAATACCTAAAGATGATACTAAACAAATGGAGCTGTTCCTTAAAGCAGCAAATGTGGCTATGACATATCATGGCATTTAATAAATTAAGAAAATAAATTAAATTATAATAAAGATGGGAAAAGAAAATCAAACTTCAGATGCTTTAAAGCCTGAAATTGTAGTTGTTAGAATAATGAATAACAACAAAGATGCTGCAAGTCCAAATAAGACATTGCAATTACGTTGGAAGACACAAAAAATTGGTGGTAATGATGGCGTACTTAATATGTTTCTTAAAGGAGGTATTGAAGCTGTTGAAAATAGAGTTGCCTTACAGGTGATGCATCAAGAACATATTGATGAATATGGTCTTAAAGAAGATTCATTACTTAATGATTTATTACCTACACCAGTTAGGTTAACTATTAAAGAAATAAACGCAGTTGAATATCACGAAATTTTAAATTCTGAGAATCCTGAAGCTGCTAAAGCTTATAGCATTAAGCAAAATCCTGAAAAGGGAACTTATATGTTAGATGCTGATGGTGATTATATTTACAGAACAGTAAGTGTAACATCAGTAGATGTACAAGACAAGTATCTTGCTAATGTTCAAGAAACATTAGAAGCTCCAGAAGGAGTTACCAATGAAATAATTGAAAATTTGCAAGCTTAATTAGTGAGATGATTAAGTAAAAGGTGTAGCTTTATAGCTATACCTTTTTGTATTTAAAATAAACTAAAATTAAAATTATGTTATATATATTATTAAGCATATCATTATTTTTAAGTATAATATCATTGTATGGAATAGTTAAAGTGTTAAATAATGATAATTTTAACAATTTGAGTATTAATCAAATTATATTTGTTTGGCTTTTAATGAGTATTTCTTGGGGAATTTATAGTTATTTATTATGATGAAATCAGAAGAAAAATTACTATCAATAAATGAATTAGAAATAGGGAGATATTATCATTGTAGTTGGAATAGTTACCATAATGTAGCTATTACTTATATTAAAGAGCCAATAATAAAAAAAAATACTAATTTTACATTGTTCTATAAACAAAAATTATTTAAAAATAATGGAGAATTAACATCATTGTCTAATAAATTCAGACCAGCTACATTATCTGAAATAAAATGGTTTGATAAATGTAAAAAAGCTGGTAAATTTGTACCAAAAAATTATGCTCCTAAAAGTAATATTCCAAATGAGCTGTTAGATAATGTTATTTATACTTATTTTAACGGAGATATTGTTAGGTGGGGAGCTCAAGCTCATTTAGGTAATGGTTGTAAAGATTTTTTTAAAAGAGGTAGCAATATTAATAATATACCATCTAATTACACATTTTCAACTCAAAGTGAACGTGAATGGTTAATTACTTGTGAAGAAGCAGGTAAGTTTATTAAATTTGAGGATAGATATAATATGAAATTATCTATAAAGAGAACTTTATTAACTAAAGAAGATTTTAGAAATACTAAAATTTTATTAAATGGAGATGAAGAAAAATCTAAGAAATTTCAAGATTTAATATTTTCACTTGATATTGAATGGTTTCATAGTAGAAAAAATTATACTCATTTAAAAGCAACATATTTAATTATTAATAATAATTACAATTTATTTTATGGAGTTGACAAAACAGAATTTAAAACAGAAGAAGGAAATGAAATATTTTATAATGATTTATTTTCTATAATTAATCCTAAATTTAGAATACAAGAAGAAAATAACTTATTAAAAAGATCAAATGAAGTAATCAATAAAATTGAATTATACATTAAGCCTCAATATAAAGTTATTGAACAAGCACAACAAGTTAAATTAAAATTAAAACAAATTAAATTAATAAAATTATGACAAAAGTAAAAATAAATGCATTTGTAAAAACTGCTACAGAAGGAATTAATAAAACAGAAACAGAATTAGTAGTTGAAAAAGTAAATGAATTTTTAGATGAAGCTCGTACTGAAATTACAGTTCAATTAGCACAAGCTAATGCAGAAGTAATTAGGTCTAAAGCTTTTCTTAGTAAAGAAAAAGCTCATTTAGTTAAAGCTAAGAAAGAATTTGAAGTAAGTCGTACTACTACTCCTGCTTCTGGCACATTAGCAGAATACATTAGTAATCGTCAGGCTGCTGAATTTAATTTAAATTTTAGAAAAGCTGAATTATCTCAAGCTGAATTAAATGTAAAATCAAATGAGCTTGTAGTAATTCAATATCAAGATATTGAAAAAGATTTAGCTTAATTAATATAAAATTTGGTAATATTTATTATATTTGTATGATAGAAATTTGGAAAGATATAGAAGGTTATGAAAATCATTATCAAGTATCTAATTTAAATAATTATAGGTCAATAAAAAAAGGAAAAATAAGAAATTTAAAATTAGGAAACACAAATGGGAGACCAACTTTAAATTTATCAAAAGATGGTGTTGTAGAAAAAGTATATTTCAATAAAAAATATCGTAGTAAAAATGAAAATTACACAAAAGGAGATAAAATAAAAAATATGAAATTTATCTCATATACTGATAGGATAGGTGGTAAATTTGAAATAGCTATATTTGAATGTCCAATATGTCGTAAACATTATAAAACTACTTTTATTACTGTTTTTAACGGAACTAAATCTTGTGGTTGCATTAGAAAATCTAAAAGAAAAATAACACCTGAAAAAGTATTAAAAATATTAAAAATAAATCCTTTTATAAAAACAAATGAATTGACTAAAATATTTAATATAAGTAAATCTTGGGCTTTAAAAAATAAAACATTAGCATTTAAATTAATGTAAAGGCATGGCTAACAAATAAACAAACGAGGATTTGGTATCCAAGCACGGTAATTTATCGTGTAGCTTAAGTTCGAATCTTACCTTTATATTTTAATTACAAAGTATTTACTGTTAAATCTGGAAAGTAAACTAAGTTATTCCAGAACCACTGAGCAACATTTGACATTAATTTGTAGAATGGTTGGTGAGATCCAAAATGTTGTAGATAGAAGGGATAAACAAAGCTTTGTAATTTTTAAATAAAATAAAACATTAATATAAATTTATGGACGAAGAATTTACAAAATATTATATTAAAAAATTTAGAGCTAATAAAGAAAATTATAAGATTGCTGCTTATGAATATCTATATCTTAATAAAAAAAAGAGAATTGGAAAAGTAATAAATCATTTTAGTGAAGGTGTAAATAAATATTTACAAGGAGATAAATATGTAGAAAATCTTAAGTTTACAATTAAAGAAATAATATCACAATTTTAAAAAAAATAAATTATGCTAAGAAATATATGGAATTTTATTAAATTGTTAATATCATTTATATTATTATTTATGATGATAGTATTACCAATAATAATATTCTTTAGTCCTATTTGGTTAATGTTTATATATAATTGGACTACTGGATTTTTATTTATTATAAGTTGGATTCCTGCAATAAGTGTAGGTGTGATAATAAGTAATTTAATAAATATATTAAGAAAAATTTAATGAATAGAGAAGAACAGCAAAAAAAAATAATTGATGAATATATACCTGGAACATCAGGCATATATTTGTTATCACCTCGATTTGGAAAAACTTTACTTGCAATAAATATTATTAAAAAGATTAAGGCTAAAAAAATTTTATGGGTTACAGATAGTATTAAATTACGTGATGTAGATGTACCAGAAGAATTTATTAAGTGGAAAGCTAAATCATATATTAATAAAACTACAATAATTACATATTCTTCATTAACTAAAATTAAAGGTGAATTTGATATAATTATTTTAGATGAAATACAAAGAATAACTATTAACAATACAAAAAATTTTTTTAATAGAACAATTAAAGGAAAAGTTGCCATAGGGTTAACAGGTACTATGCCCGAACATGAAGAAAAGTTAAATATTATCAAAAGGCTTGGACTAAAAATAATTAAATCAATAACTATTGATGAAGCTGTTAAGCAAGAATTTATAGCAGATTATGAAATTAATGTAATTGAATGTAATTTAAATAATAATGATGCAATTATTAATGCTGGTAATAAAACTAAAAGATTTAAAACAACTGAATATAAACAATATTCATATTTAGATAATAACGTTAGAAAAGCCATGTTTAGTAGAAATCAAGCTATGATAAAATTTGCTATACTTAATAGAATGAGAGCCATATACAACTCTAAAACTAAAGAAGATGTAGGGCATTTATTAATGAAAACTTTAACTGGTAGAAAATTAATATTTTCAGGAAGCATTAAACAAGCAGAGAGGTTTAGCAAAAATACATACCATAGTAAAACAAATAATATTAAATTAAATAGATTTTTAGATGGCAATTTAAATGAATTAGCATGTGTTAATGCAGGTGGTACAGGCTTCACTTATAAAGGAGTAGATCATTTTATAATAGTTCAATCTAATAGTAATAAAAATGGTAACTTTGTGCAAAAATTAAGTAGGTCAATGTTAAAACAAGATAATTACAAAGCTCAAATATGGGTTGTATGCTTACTTAATACTAAAGATGAAGAATGGGTTAAAAATGCATTAAAGAATTTTGACTCTAAGAAAATAAAATATATTAACTTTAAAAATTTATAATTATGAAGTAGGAAGAACTTTTTTAGTATAGAAAAAAATATATAAAATAAGTAAATGTATTTATTGATTTAAGTATATTATAAAATGAAAAAAACAAAAACTTACATTATAAAAAATTGTTTAGATTGTCCATTTAGTTATACAGAATATGATGATTATGCTTTAAATTTAGACACAATGGAAATATGTAATTTAGCAGTAAATTTAAATATAAATGACCATTTTATAAATGTGTATAATAGAATAGATGAAGAGAATATAAAACATAAAATACCTAAATGGTGTCCATTAAAGAAAGAATCATTATTATTAAAATTAAAAAATTAAATCAATGAAAAAAAAACAAAATATAAAAGAACAAAGTATGTGTCCTAAATGTTTAGGAACTAAGGAGGTATTTAATTTTGTAGATGATGTAATGGAAAAATGCACTTTTTGTTTTGGAAAAGGCAATGTAGAAGCTGATAGAGCTGATAAATATGACCCAATAGATATAGAAAATTATATGTATAAAGAAGAAGAAAATGAGTAAATTATTAATTAAAACATGTAATGAAAACAATATTTCTCCAAATGAATTAATAGAGTTATATACATTAATATTCCCTATTGTTAGTAATAATGTTTTATCTATTAATAATTTATACGATAAACAATTAGTAGATATTAATCATTTGCCTACTGAAAAAGGAAAGAGACTAATTGCAGATTATTCTAATGCTTTATCTATATTAGAAGGAAGAAGAAAAACTAATAGTAAACAAGTAGATTCAGCTATATTAGAGACAGAAATAAATAATTGGATAGATGATTATAGAAAGTTATTTAAAGGTTTTAAAATGGGTGCTATGGGTGATAAAAAAGCTTGCACTACAAAAATGATAACTTTTTTTAAAGAATATCCAGAATATGCTAACAAAGAAATAATCTTTAAAGCAGTAAAAATGTATATTAATTCTGTAAACGATACTAGATATTTAATGAGAGCAGATTATTTTATTTTTAAAAATGATCAAAATTCTAATAGAGTATCTAATTTAGCTATTCATGCAGAAGAGGTTGATTTAGAGAAAGAAGAATTAACACACAACATAATGATGATTTAAATATAAAATTATGAGTAAGGAAGTAAAATTAATAATTAGTTTTAATATAACTAATGAATCTTTTAACAGTGATACATACAAAAAGTTTGTTAAAGATTTCTATATGTATGGAAAAGAATTAATAAAACATATTAATTTTTTCAAAGAACTACCAGGATGTAGTGATGCCAAAGTCGAAGTAATAGCTTTAAATCAATGAATTTATTCGATAGTACAATTGCCTCTATTGAAAAAAATAAAAAAAATAGCGAAGAAGGCAAAGCTAACTGTATACCATTTAGTAAATTCAAAAGATTAAGCCAAAAACTACCTGGTATTATAAAAGGAACAAACTGGAATATTTCAGCAAGTAGTGGAATTGGAAAGACACAATTTGTAAAATCTGCATTTGTTTTAGAGCCGTTTAGGTGGGTTAAAGCTAATCCTAATAAGGGGATTAAACTAAAAATAATATATTTTGCACTTGAAGAAAGTAAAGAAGAATTTGCATATTCAATGATTTCAAATAAACTTAAAGAAGAGTTTAATATCATAATTGATCCTTTGGAATTATCTTCTATGTACGAAAATAATTGCATAACTGAAGATATATTGGAAGCTATAAAATCACTTAAAGATTATTTTATAGAATTTTTTGAAACAGTAGATATTATTGATAGCACAGCAAATCCTTATGGAATATATAAATATATTAGATGGTATTCTAAAGAACATGGAACGCATTATTATTATAATTTTAAAACTGATAAAGAAAAAAAGTTTACTATAACAGAAGAAGAATATAATAAATTAAATGGAGTTACTTCAGGTAAAAATACTAATAATCCTATTTATGGTCAAGATGCTTTTGCTTATAGTCATTATACACCAAACGATCCTGATGAATATGTTATTTGTATAGTTGATCATGTTTCACTTTTGCATCCTGAAAATGGCACAACACTTCATCAAGCAATGAATGATATGAGTGCTACTTATGGGAGGAAGCAAATAACTAAACATTTTAATTATATATTTGTAGAGGTTCAACAACAAAGTGCTGCAACTGAACAAAATGTATATACAAATGCAGGAGATAAAATTATAGAAAAGCTAAAGCCTACATTAGCTGGATTAGCTGACAATAAATTAACTGCTCGTAATGCTCATGTATGTTTAGGGTTATTTGCACCAAATAGATATGATATATCTGAATATAAAGGTTATAATATTAAAAAATTACAGGATCAATATAGAAGTCTAATTGTAATGAAGAATAGAATAGGTAGAGGGAATATAGAAATTCCAATGTTCTTTAATGGAGCAGTAACACAATTTTCTGAATTAAAACAAAAGCTTGATTTGTCAGATTATGATTATATTGATAAAATTCAAAATAAAATGAGATCAAATAAAAAAACATAAACAATAAGAAAAATGAAAAAAGTAAAAGTTGATGAATTAACAATTGATGGAACTGTTTACATTCCAAAATGTTCTGTTTTTGAAAAAGCAGAGTTAAAAAATGGTATGCCATTTGTAATGGTAAGAACAGAAAGTGCTGGTGTTCATTGTGGATATATGAAAAGCAGAAATGAATCAGAAGTAGTTTTATTAGAATCTATTAGAATTTGGAGTTGGTCAGGTGCTGCTTCATTATCTCAGTTAGCAATGGAGGGAACAAAAAATCCAGAAACTTGCAAATTTGCAATGCCAATAAAAACAAGTTTGATTTTATTAAATTCTATTGAAATAATTGAAATAACAGAAGAAGCTAAAATTTCAATCCAAAATGTAAAATCATGGAAAAAATAAATTCTGGCTCTGGCTCTGGTACTGGTAATGGTGATGGTAATGGTGATGGTGATGGTTCTGGTTATGGTGATGGTTCTGGTTATGGTTCTGGTTCTGGTTATGGTGATGGTACTGGTTATGGTGATGGTTCTGGTTATGGTTCTGGTTATGGTTCTGGTAATGGTTCTGGTAATGGTGATGGTAATGGTGATGGTTCTGGTTCTGGTTATGGTGATGGTACTGGTTCTGGTTCTGGTTATGACAGAATATATTAACAAAATAATAACTTTAAAAAAAACATGAGCAACAAAACAGGATTTGGGTGGGAGAATTTTAATTCTCACCTATTAAAACATGGCATGATATTAATGATTGATGAAGTTAATATTGCATACGTAGTAGAAAACACATTTAGTGGTAAAAATGGAAATATATTACGTAAAATTACAGGGGTTAGTGATACTGGCTGGATGAATGAACTATAAATTGAATAAAAATAAAAATGGAATTACCAAATAAAAAAAATGAAGTAGTAGAAATAAATCCTAGTAGTATGATTTTATTTTCGCCACCAAAAATGGGAAAAACAACTTTAGTAGCAGAATTAGAAGACTCTTTAATTATTGATTTAGAAAAAGGAGCTAAATTTGTTAAAGCAATGAAAGTTGAAATCAACACTTGGGATGAAATGATTGATTTAATTCAATCATTACAGAAAAAGAAAGAAGAAGATAAAAGAGGATACGCATATACATATGGAGTATTAGATACTACTACTAAATTAGAGGAACTAATACTTCCATTTGCGGGAAGTATGTATCGGAAAACTAGCCAAGGAAAAGCTTGGGGATATATTAAAGATGCCAATGGTGTAAATACAAAAAATATTGATTCCAAAGCTGATATTACTACATTACCGAATGGAGCTGGTTATTTGTGGACTAGAAAAGCAATGAATTCTGTATCTAATGCTTTAGAATCTGTATTTAAACATGTGATTTTTGTATGTCATGTTAAAGAAAAAAGCATTAACAAAGATGGTACAGAAATAACAACTATGGATATTGCCTTGACTGGAAAAATGGCTCAAATATTGCCATCTAATGTAGATGCTGTTGCATTTTTACATAGAGATAGAAAAGGAAATCAATTTTTAAATTTTCAATCAAGTGATGAATTAGTGGCAGGAGCTAGACCATCTCATTTGTTTGGAAAAGATATTGAAATTGTATCCAATAAAGATGGTGTATTAAATTACCATTGGGATAAAATATTTTTACCAGAATAATAGGAATATATAAAAAACAATATTAAATTTGTAAAAAAAAATCAATTAAATTAATTTAAAAACAAAAAGAAGAATGAGTAATTTATTTTCAACAAAGGGCATCAAAGAAACGACAAGTAGCAATCAAAAATACATCTATGGTGGTGTATATCATGATGTTGTTATAAGTAATGTCGCAGCTGGACTTAGTAGTCAAAAACAAACTCCTTATGTAG